ACGATTCTATCATTGTTGAGTATGGATTTTCTCCTAATAGGGTGAATGAACCTATCACTTATAATTTGATTAATGAAAGCTCTATTATCGATCCTACAGATGTTTATCTCTGGGTTAGGATAACTAAGAATGGATCTATAAAATCAGCTTCAATAGATCTAAAAGATGTAGGAGAAAATTGGTATATACAGTATGCTGTTATTGATTCTGTATATTACGACTGGATGGAGTGGACAGATCAAGAAGCTCTTAATCCTAATTCTGTAGTATTTACAGCAGATCCTGCAGAAGCTATAGGGTTATACGTTAAATCTGAATTAATTGGTAGTGAATATCCTCTGTGTACTTATCAAGAAATAAGATTGTATAAGAATCCAGAGGTAAATGGAGATCTACTGAAATCTTCTTATTATTCTGAATCTGGTGAAGATGAATATGGAGATATAGGTACATTAGTATCTACATTAAGTTTAGGGTATCCAGTAACACGTTCAGAAAATATGACTGACGTGTTAGTGATGATATTAAATAGTGAAGAGTAAACCAACAGGAGGTGTCTTAATGTCTAAGGTGAATTTAACACAAGCTCCTTACTATGATGATTATGATCCCGATAAACAATACCAGCAGATACTCGCTATACCAGGGAGAGTAGCTCAAGCTCGTGAGTTAACACAGGCTCAGAGTATCATGAGAGATATCATTAAGAGTGTCGGAGACGCTATAATGCGTGACGGAGATATCATAGAAGGATGCCAAGTTAGTGTATCTCCAGATAAAACTAAAGTAACAGTATCAGCAGGTAAGGTGTATATTGACGGTAGAGTTCACGACGTAGAATCTCAAACTGTAGATATAACAGGATCTGGTACTGAATACATTGGTGTGGAGATTGATGAGTCTATCATAACTGAAGTACAAGATCATACATTGAGAGATCCTGCTGTTGGGTATGATAATTATAATCGTGCTGGTGCTCATAGATTAAAGAGTGTCGTTAAAGTAGTAGTGAACTCTGATGCTGGTGCTCTATTAGCTACACTAGTTGACGGAGAACGTCAGTTAGAGAATTATGCACCAGAGTATAATACTCTTACACAGACTCTCGCTCGTCGTACATTTGATGAATCTGGTTCTTATATAGTGAATGGTTTAACTGTTACTATGGAAGATGGAGATACAGATAGTACATACACAGCAGTTGTAGATGCTGGTAAAGCTTATGTACTAGGATATGAGTTAGGTATTCCAGTACCTCGTAGGATTTCAGTACCGAGATCTACTGAGTATGATATCGTAGAAGCTGGTAACTATGTATATCTGATAGGTACTACAGATTACCTCCTTGATGAAGATCTGTATGTTAAAGACATAGTGAATGTTACAGGTACTGTATCTGAAACACAAAATGCTAGTATAACTACTGGTAATGATAGAGTACTGCTAGAGAGACAGAATGTAATAGCTGTGACTCAAATCTCAAGTGGAAGTACTGTTTATGTACAAGGTACTGACTATGATCTTGAAAGAGATGGCACTAGATATTACATTCAGTGGAAGAATGTCAACTTCCCAGATCCTGGTGTACAATTTACTATTGTATATACTTACACTAAAACATTTGCTAGTAATGACTACGCTCTCGTAGTAGCTAATAGTCATCACTACATTAGGTGGACTACTCCTGGTGTAGCAAGCAGACATCCTATGAGCGGTACTAATTTTACAGTAGTGTATAATCAGTATTTAGCTCGCAAGGATGTTGTTTACATAGATCAGAATGGTGTGATCGAAGTAGCACAAGGTATACCTGCTGAATTCGGTTTTGAGTCTAAACCTAATGCTCCAATCAATACATTAGAGCTAGCTGTTATCATGTCTCCTCCTAATGGGTCAGTCGCTAGTTCAAGTGATTCTATGAAAATCACAGTGACTAATACAGGACTAACAAGATTTACTATGCAGGACATCCAGTATATGCTGGATAGAATTCGTACATTAGAGTATGATAATGCAATGATAAATCTTGAAACTTCTGCACGGTCTGAGTATACTGAGAATGACAAGAAAGGTATCTTAGCTGATCCATTTGTTGATTTCTCGAGATGTGACCTCACTTTCAATCTTGATAGTACAGGAGAGGTTATCGACACAGGTAATGCTATATTTGATGCAGCTATTAGTTTCAGTGATAATATTGCATATTTACCTGTTAATGAAAATTGTATAGACTCTGTAGTAAATCAGAATAGTACTACTGCTGTAATTAAGAATGGTAGACTCGGTATGATCGGTACTGTATCTGAGAAAGTAGTACTTGATCAACCTCATGCTTCTAAGTCATTCTTAATCAATCCTTACGATACATTCCCTACTAATCCTTCTGTAAGAATAAATCCTGCAGTAGATACTTGGATTGATACTCAGATTATAGAAGTACCTGTTTCGATGACAGATTCTACTATTGTAGCGACTACTACCTCTACTGTTAGACGTAGGAGAACTACTTGGAGACCTTATGATTATACTACTATCTCTCAGAATGTAACTACAACTGAAGTAGGTGCGACGACTACTACATATACTAATGATTCTGTAATTGCAGAGAATGCTGTAGACTACATGCGTCAAAGAGAGATAACTGTAGAAGGTACTAATTTCCCTCCATCCTTAGATAACATCAAATGTTATTTCGATGATAGATTAGTAGCAATGACACCAGCATCTGGTACTGCTTCTGGTACTGATAGTGGGTCTGTAAAATCTAACTCCTCTGGTAGTTTCAAGGCTACATTTACTATCCCTACTGGAGTACGTACAGGTATAAGAGAAGTACTTTTGAAGTCTGATATTACTATCGACGGATGGAAGAACTCTGCTTCTACTACTTATCAAGCAAATGGTATTCTCCAGACAATTCAGCGTACTATAACTACAGTGACTACAGTATTACTGACTCAGCATGTTGAGACTACTGTGACTAATTATATTGACCCTCTCGGTCAGTCCTTTGCATTTAATGAAGATACATTGATCTCTGGTGTAGATATCTATTTCGAGAGTAAAGCAAGTGATACACAAGCAGTCACAGTAGAAGTACGTAATATGATGAATGGTACTATAACTAGTGAAGTACTAGCTTATAGTATATTAACACCTTCTCAAGTTAGTACGAGTGCTGATTCTACAGTAGCTACGAGATTCAATTTTGATTCTCCTGTTTACTGTCAAGCAAATGTACAGTATGCTATCGTAATTAGATCTTCATCTAATGAGTATCGTGTATGGGTAGCTGATATGGGTGGAGTTGATGTGGTAAGTGGTAGTACGATCATGAAGAATGCATATGTCACTGGTACCATGTTCTCATCCTCTAACAACTACGCCTGGACTACTCATCAGACTTCTGATTTAAAATTTAGATTAATTGGTAGTAATTATGGAAGTAGTGCTGTAATTAACTTTAACACGATTACAGGAGTATCTTTTGGTTCTATTACCTTGTCTGCTGAGACAATCGTACCACAAGGTACGTCAATCGTATGGGAATACAGTACTGACGGTAGTACTTATGAAGCTATCGAACCTTACAACCAAGTTAAGTTTAACTATATAGCTAATACTATCTATTTGAGAGCTACATTGAGTAGAGGTAGTAGCGTTTTAACTCCTATCGTAGCATTAGATAGTGTCAATATTGTAGGTAATAGTTTTAAAACCTCTGGCAGTTATATCATGAAGAATATAACCAATCTTGATCCCTGGGATGAAGTACAGGTAGTCGTAGAAACCTATACTCCTATCGGTACCTCTCTAAAATTCTTCGCTAGTTATGATGATGGTCATACATGGAACTTATTAAATATAGTACCTGAGAAGACTATCAATAGAAACTATGGATGGACTGAGTATACTTACTCGATGCAATTTAGTGGTACTACTTATACTCAGTGTCGTCTACGTTTTGACATGACTTCAAGTAATATTTACACATCTCCTGCAGTACGTAAATTTAGAGGTATTATGACAAAGGTGGTGTAATTATGGTAGAAGTTAGAGATACTAATTCTGGTGCTATTCTATTCAAGAAAACTAAGAGTGAGAAGAAAGTAGAAGAATTAGAAGTCAAAGTAAAAAGTCTCGAAGAAAGTCTTAAATCTTTACTGAGAGAACAAGTACTGACGAAAGATACAGTATCTTCCGAGAGTAGTAGCGTATCTATTTAAGGATTCAAAAAAACAGAAAATTTTTAAAAATTTTTCAAAAACAAGCAGGGAAATTGGAATTTACGGCGAATAATATAGGTGTAAGGAAGCAAAAAGTTGACTTACGAAATTAACTTCGATGATAACTTTAAGGAGGAAACACAAGATGAAAGAGAACATGAATGAGAACAACGTGAAGCGCACCGACTCCATCCTGCCTGACGGATCCCTCGATTGGGAAGATGTAGAACGTAAAGTTCAGATCATCAGTCGTAAGTTCTCTACTACGATCGATTGGAAGTATCGTGAAGATCTGGAGCAAGAGCTCAGGCTCTTTGCTTGGAAGAAGAGTTCCAATTACTACGATATGTATCGTAAGGCTGTTGATTACTGGAGGAGTCTGACTCGTAAAGTATTCCCTGAAGTCTGTGTTTTCGAGTTCGATGATAATAATGGTCAAGGTGGCATCACTGAAGATAAATACGATACTGATGATGAATTTCTGGTAATGATCAACAAGATTAGAGAAGCTATTGAAGATTATCAGAACACCAAACATGAACGTACTGATCATGATAACTGTATGAAGATCCTTGATCTCTTGGAACGTAGTATCCTGAATGGAGAGGAGATTCATTTCACTAAAGGTAAGGTACAGATCAGCTGGGTATCTGAGAAGATGGATATTCCTTACAATCGTGTTCAAGATGCTATGTGGCTTCTTCAGCAGGTAGTCACCACTCTCGGTCATCTCGGTCGTATTGACATCCCTGACTCCTATCGTCGTCAATACAAGCCCTTCTAAAGTTCAATGAAAAGAAGCTCTCAGACAGTCTCTACAACGTCTGAGAGCTTTTGTTTTAGTTCAGGCGAAGGAGTCCCAAGCCAATAATAGAACGTCTCAGAACGCTCTAAAACCGTTAATTTTGATCCTCGTATAGTACTATCATAATCTTGAAAATCCACCAGATTATTTTTGCCAGACGTATCTGACCTTGGATGAGGTCAAAAGAAGTAGATAAAATAATAGTATAGTATATAAGTATAATATAGTATATAGATATATCGATCATAGAATTCATGCGAAATATTTACTTGAGTATTTATTGAGTTATTCACGTCTCTATTAACGAGACGAGATCTTAAGGAGGTAAGATAACTTATGGAACTAACTAGAAAACTTGAAGTATTGGATATGCTGGATAATCCTCTGATTACTAAAGCAGCATATACTTGGAGATATTCATCCAGTAGGTTGAATGATCCTGAGAATCTTTCTACGCATATTTATGAAGTACAGATGATTGGTTTATTCCTTATCGACAAGATCAAAAGGGATAGTAATGGTAAGGAAGAAATCAATCGTGAAGAATTCTTGATGAAGGCTCTCTTCCATGATGCTGACGAGACTATTATTGGAGATACTCCTCGTCCTCTTAAGTATGCTTCTCCTGGTATCAAGGAAGAGATTGATCAGGTAGCACATCATGTAGCAGATAATCTGTTCCAGACTTCTTTTTCAGTAGAAGATGGAGAGATTGGTAAGTATTATCATACAGCTAAGATTGGTAAGACTGGTGTATTGGTAAGACTTTCTGATATGCTTTGTGTAGTAAAGAAGTTGAGAGTTGAAGTAGAGAAGTTAAACAATTATACATTCCTCGATGTAATTACAAATACTCAGAGGTACGTTAAAGATCTCGATAATGAAGATACTTATAAGGTATTTACTGAGAGTTCTACTCGTGAGTTTATCTTCCATATCTTCCATGAACTCAGGGAATATCTGGATTATATGGCTGATAAGTATCTGTAAGGAGGTATTATCGTGGGAGGTTTATATAATCTAATTAGAGGATATAGTCCTGCTTGTGTACTCCTAATGCCTATGTTGGGTAGGACTGAGAATCAGTATCCGAGATTTAGAGACTGTTTCTTATCTGAAGACGAATCTAAGATAGTTATCTATACCAGAGTAGGTGGTAAGAATCGTGGTCTTGGTTACGGAGAAGAGGAATTGATTAAGGATCCTAACTTCTTCAGGACATATGATGATGATTATGATAATACCTACGGATATTATGAATTTAATGTACCAGAGCAGTGGTCAGAAGATTTTAAGAAAATAATCAAAGGAGACCTACTGAATGTCTCTGATGAATACGTTTCTAAGGTAAAGGAGATATTTCCTTTACTTGATTCTTCAGGCGTTATTGATCATCTGTTCAGGATGAAGAAGGAGGATGCTGAAAATGGGGAAACCAAAGATTCTGATCATTGAACCTCATGGTGACGATGCAATACTTTCTACCAGTACTATTATTGAGTGTGGTATATCAAAAGGTTATGATATTGATATTGCTACTCTCGGTCATAGTAGAGATTCAGAAGGTCTGAAAAAATTCTATATGATCAATAGTATAAAATACTATGATCTCCCTGAATTGGATTATTCTTTGAAGCCTAAGATTAATACGAATGACGTACATCGTAGGTATAAGAGTAATACTCTTGAACTTGAATATGTTCGTAGTATGATCATGAATCATGTTCGTGAGAGTGTAGGTCAGAGTTATTTTGATGAAGTGTATACTCGTACTAGAGATGTTATTTATGAACTTTTTAGTGAGTATCAAGAAGATAAGAGAAATATCATCGTTACACCTTATGGTCTCGATCATCCTTATCATATTCTTGTAGCTTCGATCGTAAATAGCTACAGGTCTCTTTACGGTATTACAGTAGCACATCTTATGTATCTTGATAAACCGTATACGTCAAAGAGGTATATCCAGGAATCTATAGATATTGATATTGAGGATAAGTCTCTTTATACTGTGCTCTTAGGAGATACTAGTGTAAAAAGTGAAGCATTCACTAAAGTATATCCTACAGAGAGATCACTACTTAGGTTTACTAGAGATGAAATTTTAGTAAGACCTGAGAGGTATGTGGTAACTCATAATAGCTATTCTGAGCACGTCTTCGATAATTTATTTTATAGATTTAACCCTGGGAGGTAAAGTATGAGAATCCTCTACGTAATTAATCCTAAAGCTGAAGTATCACAGTGGGGTAGGTTAGGAGATACCGCACTTACTCAGTACCTACTAAAAGGATTATCAGATTATACTGATGTAGAAGTAGATCTCGTTTGTGGCAGACCGATAGGTACAGAAGATATTACACTTTATCTCGATAAGGTATCCGAATTAGGTTTGCATAACATCTTTTGTAGTTTTGAGTATGATCCTTATAAACATCTATCACAGAAAGCTTACTGGAGTCACATATCTGAATTGTGTGAATTGTATCATTATGATTTAGTACATGTTCATCAAGCTCAGGTAGCAGCTTCTAAGCATATAGCAGATTTTTCTAAGAAGACAAACATTCCTGTAGTCTGGACTCTCCATAATCCTCCTGAAGGTAGAGCTACTTTCTCTTATGCTGAAGATTATCAGAGAGTAATTGATTCTCCTATTTGTAGACTAGTATGCGTATCTTCCAGTGCAAAGAGTAGATTGATTAAATCTATGAAGTTGTGTAATGGAGAAGATATCAGGTATATTTATAATGGTATTCCTATTGATCCTAATTATAGACAAGGAGAGTTATATGCTAAATATATAGGTGTAGGACGTATCGACCCTCCTAAGAATACATTAGGATTACTCCAGTTTATGGAGTATATGTATCTTAATCATGGTCATAAGTCTATTTATATAGGATCTACGTTCTCTACGTATGAGAGTGATAGTAGCTATGTATCCCAGTGTGTCGATATTCTTAAAAGAGGTATCAGACAAGGATGGATGACATGGATTAAAGAAGCTTCACATGATTTGGTATTACGGATGATGTCAAGCGCTTCTTACTATGTAAATCTCTCTAGGGTAGAGACTTTTAGTCTTACATCTTGTGAAGCTATGAGTATTGGTACTCCTGTTATTTGTTTCAATGAAGCAGGTCCTGGAGAGATTGTCAAATCTGAGTACGGCATAAAGATCCCAGTCCTTTTCAGGAGAAGTTTCTCTTCTTATATTAAGGATATAGAATCCAAGGTATTGTCTGATCATTACATATATGATGTTGAGTCTATGCATAATTACGTAGTAAGAAATTTCAGCATCCAAAAGATGGCTGAGAATTATATTAATCTTTATAAGGAGTTGATCGTATGAGTTCAGTTATCGAGAAGTCTGCAGACATGGAGAAGAGATATGAAGGTGGTATTGATACATGGGGAAATCGTGAGCGTCAGTTGTATCAGAAGATCTTTAAAGCTGCTGTAGAAAAGATTAAAGGATATCTTGGAGAGTCTTATCATATACGTGATGGTGTTCCTGTTTATAGTTGGATGGATATTGGATGCGGTGGAGCTAATATTCTGGATACTATTGTTGAAAATCAGGATGATAAACATAAGTGGTCTCTGTATGGTTGCGATCTCTCTAAAGTAGCTATCGAAGATGTAAATCAGAGGTATCCTAATGGTAGATTCTATGCTCTTGATCTTGAGGAGTATCCTGATTTTACTAAGGAGTCTCATTGTGATTTTACTGACGACCTAAAAGCTGCAGACGTTGTATCTATTGTTGATGTGGCTTATTACTTTGGAGACAAGAGACCTTGGAAAGATACTATGAAAGCTATTTGGAGGAATATCCGTCCAGGAGCTATTGTAGTAGTATGTGATTCTCTTATTCCATATCAGCGTAGAACTTATTATAATACTCTTAAAGATTCTGAATTGTTAGAGTCCTATACTGACTATACTGAGAGAGTGTCAGTAGAGGTACGTGAAGACGGTCGTGAGTGGCATAGATATTTTAAGGTAATGATCTACCGTAAACTAGGAGGTAAGTGATGTATAGATTAGGATGGGTTACATCGTGTTCCCCTCTTTATGCTAGTAAACTTCCAGACTGGAAACATCATGATGCTTTCTTAACGTATCTAAAAAGGACTAAAGGTAATAGTCTTGAGATTGTGTGTCCTATTCCTCAAGCTGGTTCTATTGAAATGATGGATCGAGTTTATGATGGTGATAATACTCCTCTCTATCATACATTGAGAGGACTTGGTATTAATTTCTATAATAAACTTGTAGATCCTAAAGTATTGTCTGATATCTTGGATGGTTTGGTTTGTGATGGCTTAGCTTTATTTCAAGAAGTCAAACCTCTCGGCCATGCTATTACTCCATTAGAACAGTATAACAATCTTCATGCTACGATCTCTTATATGTTAGCTCAGAAGAAACCTGTTATTATTGTTGATAATGATAAAGTATGTACACGACCATTCAATCCAGAAGAAGACAATGTACTGATCAAACTATATAATAGTTTTAAGAAGTTCGATACATTCTATGTATTTTCTCCTTATGATCAGGTACATACGGTATTCAATTCTAATAATTTCAAGCATGTACCTTTTGAGGTAGATCCAGAATCTCTACAACCTATTACTCCTTTGAAAGATAGACAGTATCTCCTACGGTATATCGGTAATAATTATTATAAATCTGAAACTCATATTCCTATCTTTAATAGATTATCTGAGTTTGGTCCAGTCTATGTGAGTGGTAAGTATTGGACAGAAGAAGATAAAAAGAATTCTCCTAAAGTAAAGTATGGACCTGCTGTATCTTTCTCTCAAGATAACATGCATTCCTGTTATGGAAATAGTGTACTAGGATTATCTGGTGCAAGTAAAATGCATGACGAGTCTCTATATCACCTTCGATGGAAAGAGATGATTATAGGAGGTACTTATATTCTCAGAGAGAATGACTCTAAGTACATGAGAGAAGTTATGGGAGAATCGTTTAATTATCCAAATCTTACAGTGCCTTATATCGCTACACAGGATGAATGGTCTCTAAAGAACTTTATTACCTATATCCATCAATTCTATGATACTCAGATTGTATCTCAGAGAGAAGAGCTTATGAAGTTCTTTAATGTAGAAAGATGGGCTCCTGTATGGGAAGAGGTACTTAGATTCTGACATTAATTAGATAACCTACGAAGACGTCAAGTATTTATGGATGACTTGACGTCTCTTTTTATGTGAGGTGAAAATTGATGCCGAAAGAGTATAATGATGATAGCATTAAAGTCTTGTCTGACATTGATCATATTAGAAAAAGATATCCAATGTATATAAATACAGAATACCCAACTCTCCAGATGTTTGAAGAGATATTCTCTAATTCTATGGACGAGGTAATGAATGGGTATGCTGATAGTATTGATGTTGGAATAAATTATGAAACCAATACTGTAACTATAACTGATAATGGTAGAGGTATACCACAAGGAATTAATGAAACTCTTAAAATTCCTACTATTGAGGTTATCTATGGTAAATTAAATGCAGGTGGTAAATATGATACATCTTCTTATAATGTATCTGGTGGGTTAAATGGTGTTGGTTCTTGTGTAGTTAACGCTTTGTCAAAGTACTTCTATGTTGAAACTTGGAGAGAAGAAGGAGTACTCCAAGTAATGTATAAGTATGGTATCCTGGATAAATATATTCCTACTAAGAATATTAATAAGCATAAACCTGGAACAATGGTTATGTTTACAATTGATACTGATCATGAGCTATTCTCTTCAGATAGGTTGTCAGATCATGAAGAAGATATCAAAAAGAGATTAGAGTTATCCGTTACACTATTTCCTAATCTTAAAATTGGGTATAATGGAGAACCTGTTTGTGTCAGTAGTATTGAACAGTTTCTACCGAGAGATCAATATCTTCTTGATACTCCTATTATAATGAGTGGTAAAAATTATAATATCTGTATTAACTGGACTGATGCATTACATGGTGGTTCATATACATCGTATTGTAACATGATACGTACTGTATCTGGTGGTGATCATACTAAAGCTGTAGAAGACGCTATTCTAAATATTTTTACTAACAGAGAATCTCTCTTGGGTTTGAATATATTTATCTCAGTTACATATCCAGAAGTAGCATTTACTAATCAGTCTAAGGATAGAGCTAAATCTAAAGAAATGTATAATTACATTTATGATATAGTCTCGTTGAACCTTAAGAAACAATTTAAGAATGATCCTGATCTGTTCAATAAACTAAAAGATATGGTTACCTCTAAAGTAGAGAGGATGAACAGAAAGAATCATAAGAAGTCTATATCTCGTCAGGATCGTAAAGCTTCTTTCTTATCTTCTCTTGATCAAGGAGGATTTGCAGACTGTACGACTACTGATAGGTCTAAAGCGGAGCTCACTCTATGTGAAGGACTCTCTGCAGCTGGTTCTCTAAAGCAAGCTCGTGATCCTAAGGTCCAGGCTGTGATGCCGTTGAGAGGTAAGTTCATAAACGCTTATAATGCAGATTTGAAAGCAGTATTACAGAATAAGGAAGCTTCTACTATAATCCAGAGTATTGGTACTGGCATTCTTGATGATGTTGATATTGCAAAGAGTAGGTATAGTAAAATTATAATCTTTAGTGATTCTGATGAAGACGGTAAAGACATAGCTTGTCAGCTTATAGCTTTCTTCTCTAAGATTATGCCTAAGATTTTAACTTCTGGTATGTTATATCTTGCTATTCCTCCTCTTTATGGTACTACTGTAAAAGGAGAATTTATACCTATCCATACAGAGGAAGATAAAGATAAACATCTTAAGTTAGGTCATTATGTACAGAGGTATAAAGGTCTTGGTGAAATGATGCCTGAACAATTAAAGGTAACTTCTCTTGATCCTGATACCAGGAGACTCATTCAAATTGTTGTTGATGAAACGTCTCTATCTACAGTAGAGAGGATTATGGGTGGAGATTCTAGTAATCGTAAGTCTCTGCTAATCGAGATGGGAGTGTTTAAAGAATGGCAGAAAGTGTAATCAGTAGAGAAGCAGGTTCTCTCACTCAGGAATATATGGCATCTTATTCTAGGTATGTAGCACAGTCAAGGTCAGTACCTTCTCTTGTTGATGGATTGAAACCTGTTCAACGTAGAGTATTGAACTCTGCTAATGACTTGCATCTCTATCATGATAAGAGATATCTGAAGACTGCTAAACTGGAAGGTCAAGTATTGGGTGATTATCATCCTCATGGTGGGGCTTCTGTTAGTGGTCTTGTACAACCATTCAAAATTAGATATCCTCTCCTTGAAGGACAAGGTAACTGGGGATGTCCTGACGATCCTGGGTCAGTAGCAGCTTCGAGATATACTGAAGTAAGACTTACTAAGTTCGCTGAAGATTTCTATCTGGAGTCTGCAGATTATGCTGATCGTGAAGATAATTATGATGGAAGATTGAAGGAGATCGTACAGTATTATCCTCCTATTCCTGGAGTATTACTTACAGGTGCAGAAGGTATTGCTATTGGACTGACTACTAAGATTCCAGTACATGAAGTAGGTGTAGCTGGTAGATCCCTCTTGTCATATATCAATGAACCTAATAGTACAGAGTATCTTGATATAATGGTACCTGATACTTGTGAAGGTAGTATCTTATTATCTTCACAAGACGATGTACGTAAACTATATACTACAGGTGAAGCTACTTTAAATTATCGAGCTAAGACTCATTATGAATATGGAGATACATACTGTCATCTCGTAGTAGATTCATTCCCTCCTGGATTTTCTCGTAAGAAACTGCAGACTCCTAAAATCCTCGAGTATGTAGAACAAGGGATCCTGTCTCTATCTAACGAATCTTCTACAGGTATTAGGTATGTATTTACTGTAGCTAAGAAAGATGTTGAGATATTAGATATTATACAAGATTCTTTGACTTCTTCTGTAAGTTATAAGATGCATATTGAGAGTCATGGACAAGTAGCTCTCTATGATCTTAAGAGATTGTATGATCAGTTCTTAGAAGATCGTAAAGTATATATTTCTCGTAAATATAAAGATCTCTTTAATAAAGCTAATGACGAGACTAGTTATATCTCAGCTTTACTAAAGGTTAAAAGTGATCGTGAACATATTCATAAGATTTTAGAGTTGAGTGAAGATGAAGCTATAAAATATCTAATGAGTATCAATGAAGGTACTACTTCAGGTACAGAATCTATTGCTCGGAGGATTCTTAGTACTTCTTTGAGACAGTTAACCTCTGACAATACTAATAAGCTAATTAATAAGTTAGAAGATCTACAGAAATTAAAGGAGGAGTATGTAGATTATATTAAGGATCCTATGATAAGGATTGTAAGAGATATTGAAGAGTTGGTCATTAATTACGGAGGTAAGATGAATAGTGATATTTCTTACCTCAATGAAGTTTCACAAGATGTAGTTGGATTTGTTGTTGAAAATGGTTCTATAGTATTGGGTAAAAATCCTGATGCTAAATATGAGAGTAAGTATTACTTTATTCATGACCATGAAGGTTTTGTAGTAGTAGAAGGTGACTATTTCAGGTCTAAAGGATATCCTGTTTTACTGAGTACAGACAATCTTCAAGCAATTTATGGGTTCGATGATTTGAGTACTACTAAAGTTCTCTATGATGATGCAGAGGTACAGCTTGATACATGGAGTATCCGTAAACGTACCAGTAAGATTGTATGTAAAGAATCTAAGTCTAAGAAGTTATTAGGAATTTCTAAGCAAACGTCTCTATAAGTAAGGAGTGTGATCATATGGATAAAAAGTACACCGTCTATTCAGCGGGAGGTTGGTTCGTTCCTCGTGATGATAAAATTCTAACTTTTATTGAGGATAGTCTAAGTTCTTACGAGGATATTAAAGTGTACCGACCTCGTAAGGATGGAGTTAAGTTATCAGCAGAAGATTTTCATGATCATAACCTGAGGAAAGCAGTTTTCCAGTCTAACGTAGAAAACATCGATTATGCAGACTTCTTAGTCTCCTTGCTTGATGCAGGTAGCGAGAGACTTGATACAGGTACAGTGTGGGAGACAGCTTATGCTGTAGCTAAAGGTATTCCTGTCATGGCTTATCAAGATGATAGACTTGACAGTGAGCTGATTAACAGATTAGGTTTCTTTCATATTTATCTGAGTTCTTTACATACAGGTAGGAGAGGATTTAGAGATGCTGTTACTAGTATGGAACATATCTCTAATTCGATGATGAGAGATAGTCTTGTTAAAATCGATAGGTCTGGTAAATCTCCTGTATTCCTCTGTGATAGTACAGGTAATCATAAAGAGTTGGCTGTACTACTTGATACACTACCGAGACTTAAAGTAGTCGTAGATCCGAAGAATAGTAAGAAAGAATTAAAAGATATTATAAATGCTCCTTATATTATTGTACCAACAGATACTAAAGACTCTAATCTTACTTTCTATATGGGTATGGCGTATGCATTAGGTACACCGTTGTTTACGTATTCTTCTTCTGGAGCTCCTCTGAATTTAATGCTAATCTTCTCAGTTGTTAAGCATATGATGGGTTTGGAGGATCTCAGTAAAACTATTTCTAAAGTTAATAGAGAAGGAGTAAAATCTTTTGGAGAATACGATACCTCCAGTATGAAAGTATATTGAGGAGGTAACATGTTAAGATCTTACACTGATAGTCTACACGATCTGAGAGTTTACATCGAAGGAGAGCTCCAAGAGAAGGAGCTCCTTTTCGATACTCTCTACTCAGAATTCTATAAACCTTCAGATTACGATCAATCAGATAATACAGAAAATATAGTATTTTGGTCAGATCAAGGTCATGAAGGTCCTCTCTATGCACCTATTAGGTTATTACCTTTGATAGAGAAGTATATCACTATTCTTAAATTGTCTTATAATAAAGAAGCAGTTTATATTGTATCTGAACCAGAAAAAGATATATCAGTAGAAGATACTATTCTTGATAATATAATCTTAAGAGATTATCAAGTAACTAGTGTCGAGAAAGCTGTTTCTAATAAGAGAGGGATCATCCAGGTATGTACTGGTGGTGGTAAAACAGAGATAGCTCTTGCAGTAGTTGTATCAGTTAACTCTAAATCTATTATTTGTGTTCCGTCTACTAAGTTGTTGTATCAAACAAAAGAGAGAGCTATCACGAGAGGTATACCTGAAAATAATATAACTCTCTATGGTGACGGTAACAAACTCGATAAAGAAGCTACAATGATGATAGCTACTGTTCAAACATTATCAAGAAGATTAGAAGACGATGATTTTATAGAGTGGAGTTCTGACCTTAAATTATTGATAATGGATGAAGCTCATCATTGTTCTGCACGTACATTCTTTAGTGTGGTAGACGGATTATCTCCAGAATATATTATAGGTGTTACTGCTGAACCTTATTATAATGATAAGTATCACAAGATACAAGATTTACTCGTTAGTGGTTTGTTAGGATCTATCCTATATAGAGTTACAGTTCCTATGTTAGTAGAAAGAGGTTATTTATCAAAACCTTATCTTCTTACATTTGAATCATCATGGGATCATCCTAATCTTTATGATAGTCAGAATTGGACTACTGTTCATAAATACGGAATCATAAATAATGTACATAGAAATCAAGCTATAGTTGATATAGCTGACTCCCTCATAAAAGTAAATAAGAGACCTTTAATATTGATTAGTCAGATTAAACATGGTACTTTCCTTTCACAGTTGATCTCTGCGAGAGGTTATAAAGTAGCTATGCTGACAGGTGGATCTTCTGTAGAGATATTCTTTGATGGTAGATCTGTTGAGGAGTTAGTTGATAAAGAAGGAGAGATACCTAATAGATTTACTGATGGTGATATAGATGTACTTATAGGTACCTCTGTACTCGATGAAGGAGTAGACATCCCAGCCATTGCATCTGTTATATTAGCAGGTGGTGGTAAAAGTCCAATAAAAGTAGTGCAGAGATTAGGCAGGTCATTGAGACCTAAGAAGGATGATAATACTACAGTAATAGTAGACTTCTTCGACGGTTTTAATGTTATTACAAAATATCATTCTAAGAAACGTAGAGAGATTATTAAAGGTCTTGGAGTAGAAGAATATTATTGTAGTAAGGATAAGACTATACAAGAGTTGGTTACTTCTTATGTTGATTATTTTAAGAGCTTATCGATCAAGAAATAATGTGATTGACGTTTCTCTATTGGGAGGTGCGATGAGTGGTATCAACTGAAGATTTGATGTTAGCAGCTTTCATAAGAGAAGAGAAATTTGCATATAAATATGTTAGTGTAGTCGACGAAGATATGTTCGATGATTTTAATCATAAAGTATGTATCAATGCATATCTTCATTATATTAGAGAATACAATACACTACCTTCTCAAGAAGAATTAAATTCTGAAGTTCATGAGTATTGTAAAAAGTATAGGTTAGATGAAGCTGTAGAAACTGCAAGTCTATCTCTAGTATCAAAATGTATAGATCTAAAGTATAATCTTGATTTTATACAAGATACTTTTATAAAATTCGCTACTCGTAATAAAGTAACTAGTGCAATAATTGATGCTGCTAAGATTCTCCATGATAAAGGTGATCAGATAAAAGAATCAGATTATGATCATATTCAAGATCTATTATCTGAAGCAATGTCAATAAAATCAAGAGAATCTGAAGGAGTATTATTTGACGAGGTAGCAGACGATCCTGTAACATTCATAAAACAGAGTAATCGTTACGATCCTTCTACTGTTATTAAAACAGGTATCAGATCTTTTGATAATCGTCATATCGCAGGAGGTCCAATTCCAGGAGAGATGTATGTAGTCTCTGCTCCTCCTGGTCGTGGTAAGTCTACATTACTTGTTAATATTGGAGCTTCTGCTCTGTTGCAAGGTAAAGATGTAGTACATGTATTCGTAGGTGATAATACAGAAGCTGATGGTGTGCTTAGGTATAGTTCAAGACTTACAGGTGTACCTATGTCACAAATTATGATGAATTCTACAGAATACCTACCGAAGTGGAAAAGTCTACGTGATAGATTTAAATTAGGGAATCTTGTACTCCAGAGTTATTCTATAGGAGGTCCTTCAATTTCAGATATAAGATCTTTTATAACTCGTAGTATGATTCAAAGATCAATAGATCCTAAAATATTGATACTTGACTATGTTGATAACTGTAGACGTAACTATAATCGTAGTAGTTATGATGATCTTGGAGATATGTATGCACAATTAAAATCTATAGCAGAAGAAATGGGCTTAGTAGTGTGGACGGCTTCTCAGCCTAAGCAAGACACCTGGGATAGTGATACACCAGCAGGATTGAATTCTCTTGCAGAGTCTTCTAAGAAGCAGCATCATCTTGATGCTATGATAACTATGAGTAGAGTTAGTGATAATGCATATAAGTTGTATGTACCTAAGATGAGACGAGGAGCAGCAGATTTTTCTGTAGATCTTACAGTAGAACATGAGAGATCTTTAATCAGAGAATCTATACCTGCTAGGATGGAAATTGTAGCACCTAGTAACAATCAACCTCATCCTGTAAATGTAGATAATTATACTGCACCTGCTTCACCTTATTAAGAGGTATAAAATGAAGTATTACGAGGGAATGATAGATAGTGTACTCGACCAGGTAGGAGAGTCTGGTGGAGGAAAAGATATCATATACAGATGTCCTTTCTGTGAAGGATCTAAAGGATCAGGACATCTTTATATTAGTTACGATAAAAATATGTACCATTGTTATAAGTGTGGCATCGGTGGTAGAGATATAAAAAATCTTCTTACTATGTTAGGTATCTCTGTTGATGAAGAGATACCTACATCTATTTCAAGTAGAAAATCTTCTACATTGAAATTATCTGAAATAATAAGTGTCAATAAGAAAGAAGATGACGTTAGAGATTTAACACTCGTTACAGAGTTCTTTGATACTCATACTATCTCTTTGACTCCTTATAGTAAAGATTATTTATTAAAGAGAGGTTTAACTGAAGAAGAGATAAATGTGTATAATATAAGAGAAGGTGTAAATAGAAGAGGTACTTTTATAAGAAATGTGAAAGGACAAGATTATTCTGGAAGAGTTATGGTACCTTCTATGATAGGTAATAAAGTATCCTATTTTGTAGCAAGAGATTATCTCGGAGTCAGTGATCGTAAGTATTTGAATCCTCCTTCTTCCATAGCATATTCATCTGAAGATGTATGGAATCTCGACCTAGCCAGGAGGAGTTCTTCTACTGTGATCATATGTGAAGGAGTATTTACAGCAATAGCTGCAGGACGTGGTAAATATAATGCTGTAGCTACCTACGGTAAGTCAATAGCTGATATCTCAAATAGAGATACAGGAGGAAAATTGTCTCAAGGTTCTCAGTTATTGAACGCAAAATTTGATAGGTATATCGTAGCTTATGATGCAGACGCTACAAAAGAGTTATTATCTACTTGTGAATATTTATCAGCTAGAGGTGCTGATACTTATTTTATAAAAGTTCCACCTATCTACGGACCTCATACTGATATAAGTGATCTGAAAAGAGATGAGTATCTTGAGTTATTAAAGAATATGAAGAAGTATAATAATCAGTCTCAATTAGAATTGTTGTATTAAACGTCTCTTTTAATAAGAATGCTAAGGAGGTAATTATTTATGGGACGTATGGATGGTAGTAAGACTACTAAAGAGTTCTATCCTGTAGTGAAGTGTATTTCTAAGCCTGCATATCCTATGAGTCTGTTAACTTCGATCTGGTGGGGTTCTCGACATTCTCAAGCATATGATCCTGGTCTCTTTAGTCTCTTGCGATTTACTGATAGTAGAGATGAACTGGATCTGTATAGCTATCAAGATCCTATCAGAGAATCAATTCGTAGTGCTTATCCAGAGTACGCTAGTGAAGGTGATAAGAAGGTTTCTACGATTATGGATAATCTGGTAAAGACCGTCATCGATAGTGACCTTCCTCCTCTCGAAGCTATCAATTTTGTATTCGAAGTTGATAATGCTTCTGTTGCGTGGAGGGAGCAGCTTGTACGTTGTAGAGATGCAGGGTACTGGGTTCAGACTTCTCGTACTATGGACCTGAGTACTATTGATGCAAATCGTAGTAGGTCTATACATATGCTTGGTGGAGATGAAGCTGTTAAGATTTATGACGATACCGTAGAAACTATTCGAGAAGCTTATGAGAAGCTTCAAGCTCTCGGAGTTCCTGGAGAAGATATTAGACTTGCACCTTCATGTCAGCTCCATCGTGTATACTGGTTCGTAAATCTTCGAGTTCTTATTAGATTGATTAAGAAGCGTGCTGATTGGATTGCTCAGGGTTCTCTGTGGACTCCTATTCTTGAAGGTATCTTCAGTACTCTCACAGAGGATGGAGATGAAGAATATAGTACTCTCATGGAGATGGTGCGTAATGTAGCTTGTAAACCTGCTGTTGTAGTAAAGGACGGTAAGGTTGTTGAGCATCATTACGATATTGAGAATATGGATCGTTATACTGGAAAGGATCCTCAGCCTTGTGATCCTCTCTGGTTGGCTTATCATAATTATAAGATGCCAGAAGGTACTGACATTGAATTCTATAAGTATTTGAAGAGTCTTTATATTAAGATCTGGCCTAAGGAGTACCTTGAGGTAATCGGATGGGATCCTGAGAATCCAGATCATGTAGGAGATTATGATCCTCAGTAATATAAGGAGATAGTTATTATGTCTATACTTATAGGTATTGCAGGTCCTTCTTGTACTGGTAAAACTAAACTCATGGAATCTCTGAAAGATAATTGTTCTAAAGTATTCCCTAACAGTAAATTGTACTTCTCTGAAGATATCAAGGATTATACGTGGAATAAGTTAGTAGAGGAAACTTCTCTAAGTCAGTGGGAGGAGGTATACGCAGATAAAGACTATCTCCTAATGTACTGCTTCAGGATGATATCTGAGTATGAGAAGCTCCTTGAATCTCTTAGAGAAAGTGATTATGATTATTGTTTTATAGATACTACGTACCTGGATTTGTTGATCTATTGTCAGTTACATTTCTGGTATCATTATCCTTCATACGATTTACTTACAGAGATGGTTAATAGGATATTAGATCTTAAGGATAAGATTGATATCATCTACATGACAGTAGCAGACGATGTTGTTTATAAACCAGAGACAAAAGATCTTAGGCAGAGGATGTCTGACTTTAAGAATAATCGCTCTATTGAGTTAAAGTATTATAGTATCTATAGAGATCTTCCTAATGTTGTTTCTGTATCTACTAATGTTAAAGACTCTACTGAGATGATTATACCTGATATCTTTGGACGTTTCTGTATTAAAAGAGAAGGAGAAGAAAGTCATGAATGAGAGTGTACCTACTAATCTGATTGGTTTTGTTAATGATTATAAGATCATCGTAGTAGAAGGGTGGGATTGTGTAGGTAAGTCTTTCATCCTGGATAATCTATCAAGGAGTCTTGGTAGTCCTGTGTACCGTCCAGATTATAATTATTGGCGTGATCATCAACTACCTCAGAGTATGAGATGGATTATTGGTGCTGGTATCTTTGATGCAATTGCATCTAAGTCTATGCATATTGAGAATAAATTGCTCATTGATAGAGGTATCCTGTCTGGTATGGTTTATACTTCTCCTGCAGTTGGTATCGGGTATAAGCAATTGATCGATAGTTTTCCTAGAAAAGGTAGAGATGGTTTTAATGAAGATTATAAAGTTCTCCATTTAATTGTTGGAACAGACGAAGAGTCTTTTAATAAGTTTAACGAGATGAGAGGTCCTGGAGGAATTAGGACTGATTATCAAACAGTTGCTCAAAAGACTCAATTGTTCATTGATTATGCAAGACTCATGGGTCTTGAGTATATTAAAGTCATGAATAAATACGATCCTCAGTATGCTGAGAGAGTAAAAGGTAAATGTGGTAGTTGTGGGCATTATTCATATGGAGTCTGTAAGAATCCAGCTAAGTTAGGTCAGAGAGTTTCAGCGTTTAATACTAGGTGTGAGTACTCTAACGAACTGGAGGTACAAGATAGATGAACATGAGTATATGTGCACAATGTCCTATGAATAGTGCACGTAAGATTCAGGTCCAGACTATAGGGTCTGGACCTTGTGAGCTATTATTAGTAGGTTATAGTCCTAATTGGACTGATGCTAATACAATGGCTCCATTCACAGGTAATCAATATAATTGGATATGGTCATTGCTTTCTTCTATTGATGTATCATTCTATGTTACTACACTTTTTAAATGTAAATCTAATACAGTAGATTATCATTGTATCAATCAATTCTATGATGAAGTAGCTCAGTTAAAGCCTAAGTGTATATTATTCTTAGGAGAGAAGACACTGACTACAGTTGTACCAGATGCTAAGTTCTCCGAATATAGAGATTTCTCTCATCAAGTAGATAATCTTGGAGATTCAAGAGTATTAGCTACATATGATCCTACATATGTTAGTGAAGATAATGAAATAGTTTATGATAGATTCATAGACGATCTAGTGTATGCTTGTAGGCATGCTGCAGCTTATAGAACAGAAGGTAAATATATCTCAAGAACAATAACCGCAGATCAGTTTCATCGTGTAGTAGATTTGTGGTTGAACGATCCAAGTATTGAGTATGTATCTTTTGACTCAGAGTCAAATGGTTTGGATCCACTACTTGATAATCTTTTGATTACATCTTTCTCTGTATCTGTAGATGGTAAAAGTGGTTATAATATATTCTTATATCATCCAGAGATGTTGGATACTATTACAGACGATATGAGAAAAAGTATTATTGAAGATGCAAAGAGATTATTGACTCAGAAGAAAATAGTAGTTCACCATGCTAAGCACGAGCATAGATTAATTAAGGTATTGTGGGGATTTACTCCAAATATTACAGAAGATACTATGTATATGTCTTATATATTGTATCTATCTTATCCTGGTATAAGCCATGGTCTGAAATATCTGTCTGGTAGATTTATATCTATGCCACCGTGGGAAGAGGTATTACAGAGATTTGTAGCATTATTTAAGGCATTAAAGAGACATAAAAATCTACCTTCTATAGAAGGGTTAGAAGATTATAGATCTTCTATGTCTGATATTGTATCCCTCAGTAACGACGATATAATAAATTTCTGGCAGATCCTTCATGATCCAGATTATCCAATGGCTGCTGAACAGTGTGAGATGAATACAGATCCTTATTACTGGTTAGTGCCATCTAAGGTTATGGAGCGGTATGCTGGTATGGATGCTATAGCTCCTCTACAATTAATGTATAAGTTTAAGCCAATTATAGACGCAGATCCAGGATTGTCTAAAGCTTATAGGTTAATGGTAGATGGTGCAGAAACATTTGCTAATGTAGAATTACATGGTGTAAGATTAGTAGCATTGGATGATTGGACTCGTAGGTATGATCAGAAAATAGAGGAGACTTTAAATATTCTGAGATCATATGATGAAGTAAAGGATTATGAAGAGAAGAGTGGAGTCATCTTTAATCCTAGCTCATCGAAAGTTCTTAGTAGTATCATGTATGATACTATGAAGTTTCCGGTATTGGATAGGACTGATAAAGGAGCTCCTCGTACTAATGAGACTGTTTTGATCGATATGATTAAGAAGTATCGTGAAGTAGTAGATAGTGGTAATGCATCACAAGAAGATCAGAGGAGATTGACTTTCATAGAGACTTTACGAGATTATAAGAAGTATGCAAAGATTAAATCAGCATACTGGGAAGGTCTTAAATCTTTCATTCATCAAGGTAAAGCATTCGACGGTCATCGTTGTGAGTATTATAAGATAGAAGGTGATATTGATAGTAAAGGACGTAGTGATATAATAAATCCAGGTTATATGCTACACGGTACAGATTCTATTATTGCTGGTACTATGATAATGACTTCTGATGGTTTGAGATCTATAGAGAGTTTGAGTTCTTGTAAAGATTATGATAATCTTCCAAAAGGATTTTATCCGTTAGAAAATCCAGAGATTGAAGTTTATGATGGAGAAGTGTGGAGATCTCCAATGAATTTCTACTATGGTGGTAAACGGAGAGTAGTAAAGATAACTACAAAAGATGGAGGTGAGCTTACAGGAACTTATGAACATCCTATATTAACTAATAAAGGATGGGTACCGTTAGCAGATTTAACTCGTAAACATATTATTTATAGAGTTAATCCAGACAATACTCAATCTGATTATATTAAAACAAGAATTAGTAAAGTTGAGTATTTGCACGATCAAGTAGATGTTTTTGATTTAGTAATGGATTTACCAGAAGGAGGTGACTAATGTGATTGAACTCAAGATCTATGACTGTGACGATGTGATCACTATGTCTACATTTGAAGAGAATAATCATCAGATTAGGTATACCTATGAGGATGAACTCTTCACTATTACTCAAAATCATAGTCTCTACGTTTCCGATGTATTTACTGATACAGTAGATATTGTATCTGACGAGTATGGACTGATAGGATCTCAGATTGATATAGATAGTATAACTAGCTATATCGCTGAGTGGTATGAAACGAATTGACGTTTCTATAATAAAGGAGGGAGATGATGTGAGTAAAGTTAAATGTGCTGTATGTGGTAAGGAGTTTAATAAATTAATGCAACATGTTAGGACTGTTCATCATTTAGATATAGAACAGTACAAAGAGCAGTACCCAGGATATCCTACTGTCTCTGAAGAGTATTCTGCTAGGATGACAGAGAGATTAAAAGGTATGTGGGAGAACCCAGACTTTCAGAGATCTGTAAAAGACGCTGCTAGTATTCAGGTACGTAAATTACATGAAGTTCAAAGGAATGATCCTGTACGTAGAGCTCAGATGTCTGAGCAAATGAGTAGACAATCTAAAGAGTGGTGGTCTGATCCTTCATATAGAGAAAAACAGTCTATAAAGAGTTCACATGTAATGACAGACTTGAATCATAAGAATTGGAAAAACCCTGATTATATTAGAGAAAGAAAAGAGTGTAGTTCTGAAACTATGACTAGAACTCTGGATAGATTATGGAAGGATGATGATTATCGTGAGAGGATGTCTATAAGAAGTCAGGAAGCTCTCAGAAAACAAGGTAGGTTGTCTAGTGGTTTACATAATTCTATCTCTGAGTATTTAACTTCTATAGGAGTTGATCATCAAAATGAAGTAAGAGTAAAAGGTGTTATGGTAGATATCCTACTTACTGACGGTAGAGTCATAGAAGTCAACGGTGATTATTGGCACGGTAGACACGATATTCCTTTAGAGTCTATGACTCCTGACCAGCTTAGTGGATATCATAGAGACATGAAAAGAATCTCAGTTCTCGGTAAAGATAATATTCTCTTCTTGTGGGAGTCAGAATATTATGATGGTTCATACGTTTCTAAAATTGAAAAATTCATTGTAGAAGGAAGGTGATAATATGAAACATGGTTTTGTAACGAATGGATTTATAAGTCATAACACTGGAAGATTATCCTCTCAGAATCCTTCAATGCATACCATACCTTAGCCTTATCGTTCTGATCCTAAAAAAGCAATCTCCTCGATTTTTAAAGATCATGGTGGTCTATTTATTATGTCTGACCAATCTCAGCTTGAGATTCGTGTACTAGCATGTGTAGTGGAAAAGTATTACGGAGATTCTGGATTAGCTCAAGCTTATCGTGATGGAAGAGATATTCATAGATATAATGCATCTAAGGTGTTCAATAAACCTGAAGAAGAGATTGTAGATGCTGAACGTAGATTTAGTAAGACGATTAACTTAAACTGGTCGTCTATAAATGGTGTGAATTGCTGGAACGTCCTTAGAGCTCTAAGAACTACAACGTGGTTAGTAATGACGAGCGTGATAGTTTGAAAATCTTAGAGATTGGATAATCAGCAGCCAAGCTACTTATACTAAGTAGAAGGTTCAGAGACTATCGAAATATAAATCTTTGATAGATTTATTGAGTAGAGTAGGGATCAAGTGATCTCGAAGCGCACCACTAAGAAGATATAGTCCAAGGCAGGAGAAATCCTGAGAGGTGAGAGATAACTTCAACGACCTCGTCCAGTGATAAAGCAGTTTTGCGTTACTTTATGGATCTTCAGAAAAATCAGTCTCAGAGTCTACAGGTCGTACTCCTGAGGAAGTACATAATCTATTTGAAACATTCTATAATTCATTTCCAGGAGTAAGAGCTTATATTAAAGCGTCTCATCAGTATGCATCTCAGTATGGATGCGTAAGAACTCCTATGGGAAGATTGAAACATGTTATTGGAGCTTTGAATAGTGAAGATCGTGGTGCATATAATAGAGCATTGAGACAGGCTCAAAACGGTATAATCCAAAGTACAGGTAGCGATTTGTCTCTTAATTCTATTGTATATGCTGATCATTATTTTAGAGAACATAAGATGTTATCACAGGTAGTAGCTTTTGTTCATGACAGTATTACAGTAGATGCATATCCTGGAGAATGGTTAGCAGCCTATGATATTCTTCTGTATTCTATGAAAACGCTGAATGAACATTTAGATTTTGTAACTTGTCCTCTAGGTATTGATGTAGATCTTACTACTAATATGGGTGATCACTTTACTGTTAAGGAAATTGTACGTAATAAAGACGGATCTGTCACCTTTACAGGAAAAGGGTATGATTATGTAGTAAATGACATACTAAAAGAGTCGAGATTTGCGTATGAATTAGTAGAGGATAAAGTTCTTGAAGAGAAGGAGGTAGTAGAAGAAGTAGGTTCATTAATTGCTCGTAAAACTATCAATATTTCTTTTGATAATCAGAAATTTATTGAGCAGAAGAGAGCTATAACTTTGATGCCTAAGAATCCGAGAGAAATAGAGTATTCTCAAGAGAAGTATGAATTAGAACAGGCAGGTTCTAAAGAGTTACCTACACATGTACATTTCTAAGGAGGTTATCATTATGAATATGAAAACAAAGAAGAATAAGAAGATCGATCCTATCCTACCGTCAAGAGTAACTAGTACAGGTATTGTAGAGGATGCAGCTAATAAAGATAATAGAGGGTTGTATCAGAATTTGATGGATAAAGAACAGTATTGGACCTATGATAGTAAGTTGAAAGATATTGTTGTCATGCAAATTCCTAAGAATCCTAAAGTTCCTACTAAGGTATTGAAGACTATTCATAATGTTCCATATGATCTTTGGGTAGCTATCCGTGATTGTATGAAAGAATTCATTGTAGATGATAATGATAAAAGTGCAGATGAAGTAGAAGAGGAGAGTCGTAATGTAATCACAGAAGCTGTAAAGCTACTCGATGAGTATGCTGAGAGTGGTGTCACAACAGATATGTCAGATGTTTATACTGGCAGGTATGGTCACAAGTTCTCATATAACTATGATATGAATAGGCTTGAGTGTGTAGATGGTAGTAGTAATTACATGGTAGGTATTTCAAGATCTGATTGGGAAGATCATCCTCTATACTGGGTAGCAGTGGCAGATAAAGAGGTAGAATCAGAAAGAGTATATTCTTAATAGACAACGTCTCTATTAATGCAATAACTCCTTGGAGGTTTCGATATGATCATCGAGAAATTAGAAGAGATGCTCAGGAAAGCTTCTGCTGATTATTATCTCAATGGTGATTCTGATATGACCGACGATGAATATGATGCAGCTGTAGATTATCTGAGAACGGTTAAACCAGATTCTCCTTTCCTTCAGGAGATAGGTCCTGATGCTGGTAATAGTAATAAAGTCTATCATCCTATTCCGATGGGTACACTCACTAAAATTCATACAGAAGAACAAGTTAAGTCTTGGATGTCTAAGTTCTCAGATGTAGGAGATCTTGGATGGATGATTTCTCCTAAGTATGATGGGTTTGCAGTTGAACTCGTTTATAAGGATGGAAATCTTGTAGTAGCTTCTACGAGAGGTACTGGTTATCTTGGGGAAGATGTTACTGAGTCTATCAAACTATTTAATAATATCCCTAAGACAGTCCCTACTACTGACATGGTAAGTATTAGAGGAGAAGTTATAGCACCTGTTCAGTATAGAGATATCTTTGAAGCTGAGGGATATGTATCTCTACGTAACGCAGTTCCAGGTATTGTTAGATCTAAAGCTGAAAAGTTCATACCTTATCTACATTTTGTAGCTTATAATATGTACGGAGATTATGTTGAGCATAGGAATTATTATGATCTCGTATCTCTACGTACGGTTATGCAAGGATGGGGATTTGAGGTAGAAGAATTTGTAACCTGTGAAGGTGAAGATCCTTTTAGTGGTCTCAAGTCTATGTATGACGGTTTTGTAAATGGTATGGTGACTGTACCTTATGAATGTGATGGCTGTGTCTTGAAAGTAAATCGTCAAGACTTGACAGACGATACTCTTAGACCTAACAAGCAGATTGCTTGGAAATTTCAGTCTAAGGTTCAGGTAACTACATTAACTGATGTTCAGTATGAACTAGGGGCTACTGGTAAGTATACACCTATTGCTATCTTCGAACCTGTAGTATTCCAAGGAGCTACTCTAACAAGAGCTTCTCTCGGTAGTTATGCTAGGATGCTCAGTCTCATTAATGATCAAGGTATGAAGATTGGTAGTTTGATCAATGTTACACGTAATGGTGATATCATTCCTTATGTTAAGTCTGTTGTACCTTATGATGGTAACGGAGATCAGACACCTATTGTAATTCCAGAAGTTTGTCCGTATTGTGGAGAACCTTTGACAGCTACACAGTCTACTCTTCTTTGTACTAATAAGAAGTGTAAAGGTATCATTAAAATGAGAGCTTCTGCATACATTAGGAATGTAGGCGTAAAAGGTATTGGACTTGGAGTAATCGATAAACTCGTAGATGCAGGTTATATTACATGCGTGTCTGATGCTTATAAATTTGATCCTGATGAAGTAGTAGGTGTGAAAGGATGGGGTCCTTCTTTAATTAGCAAATGGAAGGAGTTTAGGTCTAAGAATCTCCCTTGGAGGAAGATCCTGTCTATTTATCCATTTGAGAATATGGCAGATACTTTCTGGGATAAAGTATTCTCTGTTCGTTCTATCAACGGGTTGATCTATTATCTATTAGGTTATGGTTATTTGGACTTGGATGATTATTTTAAGGATATTAAAGGTATTGGAGAAGATAGGTTGAAAGATGCTGTTCGTCAGATTTGTGATAATTACGAAGATCTAAGTAATATATTCAAGTATATGGATCATCTTCATTAACTTATTATGTTCTGACGTCTCTATAATCGAAATCAACTAGGAGGGATTAATTCATGGTGTACAACAAGCCAAATGTTGAGAATCTCCAAAGTTATCTCAACAACAACTCATCTGGTGATGGTAGTACTATCAAATGGTGGAGTCTTCCTCAAGGTACTAGTATGATCAGAGTTCTTCCTCCTTGGGATGCTACTGGTCGTGTAGCTCTTGAGGTGTATACTCATCGTATTGAGTATACAGAACCTGGTTCTCGTTTCACTAAGTACAACTGGACGTGTGTCAATCGTACGTTCGGACGTCCCTGCAATATCTGTCAGGGTCTGAAGGAGATGAGAGATGCTGGTATCAGTACTGATGAATGGGAAGCTAATACTCGTCAGTTCTACATCAACGCTCTTGTTATGTCCGATCCAGGATGGGGACGTTCTCCTGATGCTTTGATGCCTGGTACTCATGTCCTGATGCGTATTCCTAAAACAGTATATGACTGGATCGTTACTCAGATTACTAATCCTCAGATCGGAGACATCACAGATGTTCAGACGGGTATCGATGTGATGGTAACTCGTAGTGGGTCTGGTCTCAATACTACATATTCCTGCACGATGACACCTAACGGTCGTCAGCCTATTGATCCTAACATTCTGAATACTCTGGAATTGTATAATCTTTCTGAGATTTTCAATACAGGTTTTGAGGATCAGAGAATCTCTAATCTCGTATCTTCTTTGAAAGCATCTGCAAGTCATATTGGTCAGGCTATTCCTCAGGTTCAGCAACAGATGAATATTCCACAGTATCAGCAACCTCAGCAGCCTGTTTATCGTCCTCCTGTTGTACCTGCAGCACCTGTACCTAATATGCAGACTCCTAATCCTCCATATCAACCTCCTGTAATACAGCAACCACAGGTTCAGGTACCTCAGTATCAGCAGCCTATGGTTACACCTCCTAATCCATATAATCAGCCAGCAATTCCTCCTCAGATTCCTCAGCAGGTAGCTCCTCAGCAACAGGTGTATCAACCTCCTGTTCAACCTCAGCAGCCTTCTATGCAGCCTGTTCAGGTTCAGTCGGCGACTCCTTCGGTCCAACCTCAGCAGTCTCCAGCACCTGTTAATCAGCCTGCAAACACTCCTAAGTGTTATGGTCAGTACAATCCTTCTGATGTAAATTGTATCACGTGTCCTTACGAGATTGACTGTAATAAGTCAAGTAAGTAATTAGTACAATAAGGCGTTGGTATCTTAATAAGGTTCCAACGCCTATTCTATATGGAGGTATCTTATGAATAGTGATTATGAAAGTTTAGTAGTCGATGAAGTAAACAGATATAAAGGAAAAGGATTTGCATATAAAATACCTACTGGTATTGTTACATTAGATATAGCTCTCGGTGGAGGTATTCCTTTATGTGGTTCTATTATAGAGATATACGGTGAAGAGTCTCATGGTAAAACTACTATGAGTTATCGTATATGTAAAAAGTGTACAGACGATCCTTCTGGTTATGTAACTTGGATTGATTCTGAGTTGAGTTATGATGATGACTGGGCAAGAGTACAAGGTATGAATCCAGATAAGGTAATCTCATATAGACCTCCTTATATGGAGTCTGCTATGAATATCATTATAGATGATATTAATGCATATAAATCCAGATATCTTCCTTGGTTAACTGATAAAGAATGGAAACCTTCTTCTATTAATGCTGAAGAGTCTGGTAAAGGTATTAGAGACGTAGAAGGTATTAAAGAGTATATGAAGTCAGTAGCTCCTATACACATGATTGTATGGGATTCTCTTGCTGCTGCTCCTGTTAAGTCTGTAGCTGAAGATGGATCAGCTTTTAGTGAAGGTATGGCTTATAGAGCAAGACTCATAAAAATGTTCTTGTCTCGATATCAAGTAGCTGCTGTTGGATGTGATAAACTTGGTATGATTCTTATTAATCAGGTTATTGATAACATTGGATCGTACGTAGGAGGAGTAGTTACCCCTGGTGGTCGTGGTCTCAGACATGGTAAGCATCTCTCTTTGTATATGAAGAAATCTGGTGGCGAGAAAGATGCTGAGAGTTTTAAGATGACTGATTATACTATTATTGCTATCACTAAGAATAAAGTTACACCTGTTATAGCATCTTTACCAGTTATTTTCTCTAAGTCGAGAGGTTTCTTAGGAGCTACGTCTCTTTATGAGTATCTCGCAAATAATAAATGGTTCAGACCTTCTGGTTCTTGGAAGAAGTTTGACTATGAGTATACAGATAAGGAGACAGGAGAACTTAAGAGAGAAGAGATCAGCTTCCAGATTAAGAACTTCTATTCTCTGATGGAACAGAGACCAGAATTATTCATGTACTTATCTGAGGTAGTACATCAGAGATTCGTAGAGAAATTCCCATTCTCCAGTAGTCTACAAGAAGTAGACGTCTCTAATATTGTCAAGGCTTGCATGGCAGAGAATAACTTTATGCCAGATCAAGTTGAATTGGATAGTTCTTATCAAGAAGTAGGTACTCAGGAAGATCAACCTTGAGTAGATACGGAGGATAAATAAATGTTTAAACCTAACTATGATCCTATAACTCTAATCGTGGATGGTAATCACGCTCTTCACAGAGCTTTACATCAATCGAATTATAGAGAGTTGTCAAATAGTCAAGGGATGCCTACTGGAGTAATCTATGGATTTTGTTCTATCCTGAAAGGTCTCGTAAATAAACTAGGAGCTAGTTCAGTGATCGTAGCGTTCGATGGTGGTCATTCTAAACGCAGGATGGATCTCTATGAAGATTATAAGAAGAGAGAGCCTGATGAAGAAGTACACGAAGATACAGGAATGACACAGGCTCAGTACTTTAGACATCAATTCTCCTGGGTTAAAACTCTCCTTGATAAATTAGGTATTATAAATATCTCTATCCAAGGTAGAGAGGGTGATGATCTTATCTTTCAGTTAGCTCATATTATCAGAGGTAAGAAGATAATCGTGAGTGAGGATAGAGACTTCTGTTCTCTAGTTACACAGGATATTTCTTTGTATAGACCTATTCGTGGAGAGATCGTCAATAATCTTAATTTTAAAGATGCTACAGGTTGTAGTACTCCTAAGCATTTTCTGTATCAGAAAGTCATGGTAGGTGATGGTTCTGATAATATTCCTCAGGTTTGTAAAGGAGTAGGAGATACTACTATTAGTAAGCTACTTGAGAAGATCAAAGATAGTGAACTGACTCCTGATAAAATAATCGAAGTAGCGAGAGAAACTCCTGGTACTCGTTTTCAGAAATTAGCTCTTGTAGGTACTGCTCCTATTGAACGTAATCTTGGACTGATTGATATCGAGAGAGAAGAGTTTACAGTCCTTGATTTGATTGAAATCGCAGATAAAATCAAAGAAGAGAGGAAACCAGATCTTCAGATGGCTTCTAAGATCATGGGAGCTCTTGAATTTGGTGTTGATACTCAGAATAGTCTATTTGAGCTTAGTTCTCAGGTAACTAATTATCCTACAGGAGATCTTGTAGATGAAAGTTATATAACTAATCGTGTTGAAGGTTCTGTATCTGCTGTATTGGGGTGATGTTATGAAGATATTAATTTATGGTGACCCTCATGTAAATAAGTATCCTCAGGGATTGGTAAAAGAGAGACAAGATCTGGAATTAGGATTATTTAAATATATCTATGAAGATCTTGTCTCTAAATATAACGTAGAATTATGTGTATGTCTTGGAGACTTTCTGCATAATAGTTATCTACCAGCCAGTGATGTAGATTATGTATTATCTCTGCTGGATACTATGCAAGGAGTAAGTACATTTATTCTCACTGGTAATCATGATAGATCTTCAAAGGAAGATAGTCTGATTAAATTCTTTGATAGAGTTAATACTCAGATTCATACTATTGATAAAATAGAAACTATTGGAATCAACGGAAAAGTATTAACATTTATATCTAATGGTATGACTGATGAACTTCCTAACTATGACATTAAATCTTCTGATTATATCTTTACTCATGAAGACTATCCAGGTTCAATAATGAATTCCTCTGGTACTGTATCTAAATCTGGATATGTATTTAAGGACGGTACATTGAAGAAGAGTGCTGTTATTTTTAATGGTCATATCCATTGTAGCGGTGAGATTTTATCTTCTACTGGAAGGTCTTCTTATAAGATTTATAATGTAGGAGCAGTATCTCCTATAGCTTATGGAGAAATTAAATCGAATACTTTTCCTGTGGTCATGATCTTAGATACTGAGACGAATGAATTAAATTATGAAGTAGTGTATCCTATGATGCCATTGACTTGTAATTATGATCAGTATAAAGAATTTTGTGAATTCTATCCTGAATTTTTACATAGTTGTATTAGACTCAGGTTAACATATGAAGGAGATCTTCCTGAGTTTAAACATACTGATGAATATTTGTCTGTAGAGTTTAAGAAGTTGTTACATAGTGGTCTTGGAGTAGACGAGGAAGTATCTTTAGCTGAGGTAGAAGATATTATAGTTGACGTACCTCATTATGTTGATACTATGATTGATAGTTCTGATATTGAAGAATCTGAGAAGTTACCAATCAAGAATCTTTGTAATGATATACTTTCGAAATAACTAAGGAGAGTGTAGTATGATCAGATTATCTACTTTGGTACTACATAATTTTCTTTCACATTCTAATTCAGAAATTACGTTTAAACAATATAATGGTCTAACTCTGATAGAAGGTAGAACTACAGATGGACATTACAGTAGTAATGGTTCTGGTAAGTCTACCATCATTGAAGGTATCTATTATGCGTTTACTGGTAAAACTCTCAGAGGGTTAACTGCTGATGCAATTGTTAATAGAGTAGAAGGTAAAAATACATTTGTTGAGTTGGAATTCTATTCTAATAGAACGTTGTATAAAATTATACGATACAGGAAGCATAACGAGTTTGGTAATGATCTGAAGTTGTTTAGAGAAGGAGATGATATCTCTAAGAGAATACCTACAGAGACTCAGCAGGATATAAATCAGCTGATCGAGATACCTGAAGAGATTCTTTCTAGTATTATGATCATGGGAGAAGGGTTAGCTTCTCGATTTACACAACTCTCAGACCCTGCTAAAAAGAGTTTGTTAGAAGGTACTATTAGATTGTCTCATGATCTCGATAAAGTACGAGAGTCTGCTAAATCTAAGTTGTCAGAAGTTTCTCAGAGTATTATTTATAAGAAAGGATTACTTGATGCTCATAGTAAACTGAAAGAAGAACAGTTAGAAATGAGCGGTTTAGATTATGATCTCTTAGTAGATGAGAGAGGAGATATAACTGCATCTATTAAGGATATTGATGATCGTCTTAATGAATTGAATTCTTCTATTTCTAGTAATACCAGTAAACTACAAGTTATCCAGACAGCTATCTCTAATTATAATCTTTGGGTATCTCAGAAGGATTATACTGATAATGAGATTAGTAAATTTATGCAACAATTAGATGAAGTATTGAGCGAGATTCCAACTTGTCCATTATGTCATCAGTTGTTAAAAGATCCAGAGGAAGTTAAGAAATCTATACAGAAAGAAATAGATTCTCGAAAAGTAAGTATTACTACTTTAGATGAAGCTATATCTAAGTTACCGGATATAGGAGTTCTTAATAGTAAAAAGTCACAATTAGAAGAAGCTATTTCACATATCCGTCAAGATTACACTACGTTGTCGAGTCAAAGATCTAAATTATCTAATGATCTACAAGCGGTGCTGCGTGATATACAGAGGTATGAGCATGCGACTTCTATTTCTAAAGATATTGAAGAAGAAGATAAAGTACTTTCAGAAGAAGTAGCGTCTCTTATTAAAGACAAGGAAAGGTTAGAGTATATTAATAAGAATATATTCTCACCTACAGGAGTAATCGTACTGATCCTTGGGAGTGTAGTAGATTATGTAGATCAGAGACTCCAGGTATATAATAATCTATTACTCGATAAAAAGTTTCATCTAACTTTCAAGAAAAATAAAATAGCTATCGAGGGGTCTGGAGTTAGTTATCAGAGTCTGTCAAATGGTGAGAAACGTAGACTGGATATTAGTATCCAATTTGCACTACATGATTATATTTATACTCACTGTGGAATAGGTTTTGATACGATGTTTATCGATGAGATCCTTGATACGTTAGATTCAGTAGGTGTAAACAATATTATAGAGGTTCTTAATCTCAAACGATCTTATTGCTCAATGGATCGTATATTTATCGTTACTCATAATAACGAGTTGAAGGAATACTTTGACTCTGTTTTGAGCGTTAGTAAAAATGCTAACGGTATAACAACTATATCTTAAGGAGGACGTACTAATGGATTGTTCTAACGGAGCTTGCATGATTAACAAGGAGAGTACTCAGGAAAGGAAATTCGTAGTAATTGAAGAAGGAGCTAAGAAACCTGTAAGATCTACAAAGAATTCAGCTGGTTATGACTTCTATTCTTGTGAGGATATTGTGATTCATCCAGGTGATACTTTCCTAGTGTCTACAGGAATAGCTGTTATCATGCACGAGGATGAGTATCTTGATCTTCGTATTAGGAGTAGTACTTCATTGAAAGGTATCATCTTCTTGAATAGTTGTGGTGTGATTGATTCTGATTATTTCCCGAATGTAATCAAGTGCATTATGCATAATATTTCTGATACTGATTTTGTTGTACATAAAGGAGATAAAATCGCACAGGGAATCTTCACTAAGTATTACCTCACAGATGATGATTATGTTAGTGAAAAGTCAGATCGTGTAGGTGGATTTGGTTCTACAGGAGGTATTTAATATGGGAGGTCGTAAATCTAATATAAGTAAATTCCCCTTTATGAAAGGGTCTCCTCCTACTAAAAGTCATAAGTTAGGAGATCTCGAGATTCCAGAAGCTCGTATGAATGTAGGGTGTACAGTTGCAGAAGCTGTTCAGATTTCTCTAGCTGCTGCTCAGGATATTGTACAAGCTTATACTGGGGAAGTTAATAAGTTAGTTATTCAGCAGACAGTGTATCTAGAAGGATTGAAACAATCTCTGATTAGTAAAGGAGTAGTTACTGAAGAAGAATTCTCTGAAATTCTTAAGAAGGTAACTGACGATTTTAATAACAAGAGGTCAGAGTATCTTGATACTGTTCTGAATAAAGAAACTAAGGAGGAGGAACTGGCAGATGAAGCAAATGATCCTGGATCTAACTGATCCCTCTGATATATCTGAGATTGATCATAACGTAGATTTATTCCACGGTATTTGTAATTCTCTGAAATTACCTTCTTCTATGATTACACTCATTGATGAGTTTGAAGGGAAATTTCATACTGATTTGATGAAATCAGTATTTGAAGGATTCAGCGACAAGTTCAATACTAAATTATTGTATGTAGAAAAAGAAGGAGGTCCTGATACTCCTGTACAGTATTCTAACATCCATCCTTATTATTCTTTACATCCTATGAATGTCGAGGATTGGACTTCTTTTGTTAAAGAGTACGTAGAGGTTAATTGTTCAGGACTTCTGAAACATCTTGAAGATTATAATGGAGTCACTCCTAATAATATCAAGTATGGTATGAGTCTTTATGATTTTGTTGATTTACCTGATTGTGGGTTGGTATTTTCTCATTATAATAATGAGGGGTCTACTTCTGTTAGACTTTATATTAAGGTAGGTAATATAATATATTACATGCCTTCTAAAGTATTTAACAGATCTTCTGGTAGATACAACAAGGTAACAAATCATAATTATCCAGACTCTATCAAGATGTTAATTCTTTCTCTCCAGACTATTGACATGGATGATCTTAGAGGTACAGTCGAGTTATTGAAGTCTGGTATCAATACACGCCGTACTAAGGTTTTGTCAATTGAGGAGATATTGACACTCCTGAGTACTTGTAAAGAAGAAGCACCTGAAGAACTCTCTAAATATTGTTCTGATATGTACGTGGAAGATCCAGACAGTATGAGTGATCAGCTATGGAGATTGACTAATCTGAATAAAACTTTAGGGTCAGTTCTCGATAGTTTTAAATCCCCTGTTAAATCACCTGACGCTCGTAGATATCTTGGACAGTTAGTCTACGATACATTGGTGTGTGATCGACTCTATAAGGAGGGTTGATCACTATGGCTAGCCAGTACGAGGAACTCTTGTATAAAGAATTCGATTACGATAAATTTAATAAATTATGCGTAGCCGCATTTAAATATGGAGAATTCGATAAAATAGATGAGATCCTCCTACTGGCTATGCCATTAGTACACATTGTATACTATCAGTCTGTACATAAGTACGATGATGACTATAAACATAAGGATGATCTTATCCAAGATGCGTTGTTAGTAATATATCGTGATATGAAATTAACGTGGGATAAGTTTATACACGTTGATAATTATTATGAATATTTTAAAATATTAGTTAGGAATACAATGATAGCTAAAGTTTCTAACTATAACAATAATACACATGAAGCTACTGGACTTTCTGATGAAGATTATAAAACTAAGAATACTAAGACTCAGTTTGATATAGCAGATATAAGAATAGTCGCAGAAAATTTACAGTCTAATATATCAGACTTAGCTTATGAATTAATGAGTCATCGACTGAAAAGAAGTAAATTAATGTCAAAGATATTCTTAGATATTTATACTGATCGTGTATCTGAAGAAGAGTACGAGTCCCGTATGCGCAAGTATTATGTTCATGGTTTGAATACTAAACTAGCATCTTTTTATAAAACTAGAGTACAGTACTTTTATCAATTATCCTCTACTTATCATAGGGACCAGCTGAAAGGAGATGAAAAGTCAGTGAAGAATATTGAAGAAGTAATCTCCAGGATAAGAAGTGATGAGTATGAAACACTCTCACAAGTATACGGAGATACAGCTTTACCAGAGATCTTTGCTGAGTTAGGTACAGAAGCTACTCTAAAGTTAATACATATAGTAGGAGGTACTACTGTACAGTTCCCTGATAGTAGGGACGTTAGTGATACTTTATTAGGAAGTGTCGTTTATCAGTTATCAGACGGTGAAGTTGATAATCTCCAGAATGTTTCAGAGTTGTATAATCTTCCTTATACTACTATAAAAAGGATATTTAATAAGCACATCAGTAATCTTCAGAGAAGGGAGTCTAATAAATCATGAATATACCAGAACAATGTTTAGAGTGTATGAATTATAAAACCTCAGAGGGACGTTGTAATATTTATGATTATCTCGTTGGGGAAGGTGATCGTGTAGATGTTAAAGAGTGCCCTTCTCTAATTAGGAGAGGAAATGAAGAAAGTTTAAAACTATTAGCAGAATATATAGATCAAGACGATGCTGTTATAGATCAAGCACTCTCTCGTGCAGTAAATCGTATTCTTAACGGTTATGCTGAACGTATGAAAGTCATGGTCATAGGTATAGCTCGTAGGAAAATAAAATCGATCATAAAGATGACTGATACAGTTGACAGACTACTTGATAGAGTAGCTGGTGATGATCTAAATCTTACACCTAGTCAGAGTATCAGGTTGTTATCTGAGTTGAATAATTCTATTAATACTGACTTATCTTTTATTATGAAGTTGATACAACCTGATAGTTCTTTCAAAGATATACAGATGTTCTTTGATCAAAGAACTCAGGTAATTCAGACAAATGGAGCTTCTGAAGTAACTAATAAAGCAGCAGATGATCTGATGAGACTTTCAAGTACGTCAAGAGAAAATATTAGAGGAGCTTTTGATATCATACTGAAGACTCTACAAGCAGATAGAACCTCACCAGATCCTATCACTGTATCTCAAGATTTTGTAGAAGAGTCTTTAGATCCTTTGAGTTCGGATGGTGATGATAATGTCCAATAATATGAGTGGTAAAGAGTTTATCTCTTTGATGTCTAAAGTTGCATCAGAAAAAGGTATTAAATTATCTGAGAAATCTTCTGAAGTATTGTTAGATGTATTCTCAGAGACTCTTAAAAGAGCATTGTGTGAGTATCCTACAGTCAACGTAGATAAAGTAGGCTATTTTGCTATATCAAGATTATCTAATCGTAAGAGAGTATTGAGGAATAAGGAGTACTGGACAAAGACATTTTATAAGGTTAGATATTATGTACCTGCAGAGATACAAGAAGCTCTCTATAATCAGTATGAAGGAGATCTCAGTGCAGAAGATCTTGAGTGAGGGATAACTATGAAGAATGAAGAAACTTTGTATCCGACAGATATTCTTAGGATGAAGTATGTAACTGTTATGGAAGCAGCAGACAGATGTCATACTACTATATCTAAGATAATTGATATGATTGAACAGAAGAAAATACCGTATGCCATGTTCTCTACTGAAGGTAAAAGATCTAAGGTAGTACATGTTAATTATGAAGATGTAGAGAAGGTACTTAGAGGTGATCATCCGTGATAATCTTAGGTATTGATCCGTCATTGTCTTCTACAGGTTTATGTTTGATAAATGATAAAGGTATCATAGTAGACTGTATGTCTATTAATCATAATCTCGAAGATCCTAATAGACTGATGTATATCTATGATAGATTGCTATCTGTATACTTGAACTATGGTCCTGACCACGTAGCTTATGAGAGACAGGTACCTCAGATGAGGTATAATAATTCAGCGAGTAGTATAGTCCCATTAGCTGAACTAGCAGGTATATTGAAACTGTCTTTACTCAAGTATAAATCAAGATCTGTGTACAGATATCCACCAGAGGATATAAAATTATTCGCTACTGGTAATGGTAAAGCTACAAAAGAGGATATGATGAAAGCTGTTCCTGCTAAACAGATGAAGAAGATGATAGCCTTAGTACCAGAATGGTCAGTAAATGATGTATCTGATGCTTATCATATAGCTAATATGACTAGACAACTTCTTTTGTCTTCTGCAGGGGTAGTGGAAGTAAATGGAAAAGATTTTGATATTACTCGTTATGAGTATATAAAGAAGGAGTGATCTTATGAAGAATGTTAATCCGTCTAATAAATCTCGTATCCGTGAGAATGTAGTATCTAATTGGACTAATAAATCTGTTACAGTAGTTACTCAGTTTGGTTGTACTCACTGTGCTGAATTAATTAGTGCTTTAAAAGATAATAAATTGTCAGTTCATCTAATAGATATAACTGATCCTAAAGGTAGGGCTCTTGCTATCGAATCAAAGAGTAGAACTACTCCTGTTGTTGTATTAATGACTTCTGATGTAGTAGATAAATATCTATCTCTAGATAATGTATCTATGAAGTGTATAGTGACTGAGATCGCTAATCATCTGAAGTGATTTTAACGTCTCTATATTAAGAATTAGTGGCGTCAGTACTCTAGTGAGTACTCAGTATAGTTGTTATATTAACGACTATGGTATCACCATTGGTTCTATATATAAGGAGTGATATTTAATGCAAACTAAACAGAACGTGAGAGAAGTCGTACGTCAGCAGCGACTTGCAGAGATCGAGAATAATCTAAACAGTAAAATCGAGCAGCTAAAATCTGAAGGGTATGATGTTCAATTCGGAACGATTGGCAATCGAACCACTTATGCTATGATCTATCGTGGTGACGAGGAGATCGTTGGTTATACATATATCCAAGGTTCTTTAGAAAATAAGAGTGAACTGATTGGAAGATCTAAGGCTCTGACTCAGGCTCTTGCTCGTAAGGACATGGTCATTTCTAAAGAAGAACAGTAATATAAGAGTATCGCTGGAATCAGCGTTAGGGATTACTATACTCTAAAATGAACTATTAGGAGGTTATACAATATGGATAGTAATACATCGAGGAGAGAATTGAGTGCAGAGTTAGTAGAAGGGTACTTGAGTCATTTAGATTGGAGAGTCAATGAAAATAGTAATGCTCCTGAATCTATTGGTGCTCTGTCTAAGTATACTTCTGGTGAAATTGCTAAGAGCTACTGGTTGAATCATGTATATACTCCAGATATCGTAAAGGCATACCTTGACGGGTATTTTCATATTCATGATCTATCAACTCTTTCTCTATATTGTTGTGGGTATTCATTAAAGGATATCTTAAAGAAAGGTGTAGTAGGAGTTCCTAATATTCCAGTATCTTCTCCAGCGAAACATCTTGACTCTGCACTTTCTCATATAACTAATCTAACTTCGATATTCCAAAATGAAATTGCTGGTGCTGTAGCGTTCTCTTCTCTCGATACTCTGATGGCTCCGTTCATTAAAGTAGATAACCTTAATTATGAAGAAGTTTATCAGAAGGTACAGAATTTCATATACGCTATCAATAGTAATAGTAGAGCAGGTGCTGAACCAGCTTTCTCTAACGTTACATTAGATATTAAGATCCCTAAGGATATGTACAATGAAGAAGTCATCATTGCAGGAGTTCCTCAGGGATTTACTTATGGTGATTGTCAGAGTGAAGCTGATTTGTTTAATGAGGTGCTATTAGATATCTATCTGCAAGGTGATAGCTCTGGTAAACCTTTTAGTTATCCTATCCCTACGTATAGTATCGTTAAGGATTTTGATTGGAATTCTAAGGTAGCTAATAAGCTATTTGACTTAGCTGGTAAATTCGGTACACCGTACTTCAGTAACTACATTAATTCAGATATGTCTCCTGAAGATTGTAGATCTATGTGTTGTAGATTACATCTTGATCTGAGAGAGTTAACTCGTAAAAATGGAGGATTGTTTGGATCAGGTGATAGTACTGGTAGTATCGGTGTCGTTACTATAAATCTTCCTTTGTTAGCCTATGAAGCAGCGAATGATCCTAATGCTGAGTTTGAAGATGTAAAGTCTATTTTCTTCTCTAACCTTAAATACTACATGGATTTGGCTCGTAAGTCTCTACAAATGAAGAGAAAATTCTTAGAAGAAGTTATCTTACCTGCTAAACTACTTCCTGCATTCTCTGAGTATGTAGGCCATATGAATAATCATTTCAGCACTATTGGTATCGTTGGAATGAACGAAATGTGTGAAAATCTACTTGGAGTAGGTATTACAGATCCTACAGGTAAAGAGTTTGCATTAGAAGTAGGTAATTATATTCGTAATGTCCTATCTGACTATCAAGAAACTGATGGTGATGTTCTGTGGAATTACGAGGCTACACCAGCAGAAAGTACGTGTGCGTCTGGAGATACACTAATACAGACGTTAGAGGGTAATATTCCTATTAAAGAATTAGTAGGTAGAGATGATGTACTAGTATATTGTTATGACGAGAAAGAAAGTAAATTACACTTAAGAAAAGCTTACGATATAAGACAGACAGGTGTAAAACAAATATGTAGGATTACATTTAATGATCATACAACAGTAGAGTTTACACCAGATCATAAATTTTTAGTTAGATACTTAAGAATGAAAGGTAGAGGAAAGAATCGTAAGACTTGGTATGAATATGAATGGGTTGCAGTGAAAGACTTAAAAACAGGTGATCATATAGTATCTAACTACCAATATAAAGACGGAGTTAACGGATATGGTGAAGATAGACTTAGATTTTCTGCTGCAGGAGGTCAGTTAGCTCATAGATTTATTTATGAAGAATTAACAGGTACTAAAATTCCTGACGGGTACGTTGTTCATCATAAAGATCTAAATAAAGATAATAATGATCTTACTAATTTGGAATTGATGACATCATCAGATCATAAATCTTATCATGCTAAGTTTAATAATCCAAGACCCTCTTGGATAGGAAAGGACAATCCTTTCTATAGTAAGCATCATACAGAAGACTCTATTAAGAAGATGGTTGAGTCTAGAGGTTCTAAGTATATTACAATTTCTGATATATTACCTTTAATTGATCTGCCTTATGAAGATATAGCTCGTAAGTTAGGTTGTTCCAGAGACGTTGTACGTAGGAGGATGAAAGATTCTGGTGTATGGGATAAACATATTCCTAATCATACGGTAGAGTCTGTAGAATTGTTACCTGGTACAGTTCCTGTTTATAATATGGAAGTAGAAGAATTTCATAATTATTTTGCAGGAGGAACGTCTGGGGTATTAGCTCATAATTGTTATCGTCTTGCTATCTGTGCTCGCAAGAAGCATCCTGATATTATTTGTCAGGGTCCTGACTCCGCACCGTACTTTACTAATTCTTGTCATGCTCCTGTAAAGACTAAGTGGACAATCAAGGAATTGTTTGACCATCAAGATGAACTTCAGACTCAGTTTACAGGTGGTACAGTAGTTCATATTTATTGTGGTGGTCCGATGCTCGGTAATCAAGCTAAGCAGATGATAAAGACTATCTGCAATAATTATTCTCTACCTTATATTTCTATTTCTCCTCTAATTACTCTGTGTCCTGATCATGGTCAGTTAACTACTGCAGTAGATACTTGTCCAATCTGTGGTAAGGAAACTCGTAAGATGCAGAGGATCACAGGTTATGTACGTGATACAAGATTCTGGAATCCTGGTAAGAAATCAGAGTTCTCTGATCGTAATCAATTTCAGGATTTCATGATCTGATCGATTAGATCGGAGGTGTCTAAATGAAACATAGAATCATACAGATGATAGAAGCTTCAACTGGCGATTATCATTATCCTGTTACTCTGTATGAAGCTATCAAAGATAGTGTAGGTACTTCATTAGAAGATATCCTCCGTCAGAAGCTATTGGAATTTGGTCTTAATTACGATGAGATCGTCAATAAGAAAATTGAGGATGCTGAAGCTTATATAGTAGAAACTCTCACTGAAGGCGATATCAGAGAATTAAGAGAACAAATTACCTTGATTAATAATAAGCTATCTGTGAGGGAGTCGCAGATAGCTTATTTAGCTTCTAATTGGATATCTGGGTTAATTCCTATTGAATTAACTGATATTTACAGAGAAACTCCGAGGACATTGTATATCAGTCCAGAGGGCACTCCTCCAGAAGCTGCAGTATTGTATGACTACTGGATGGCTGATGAAAATCATACTAGTATAAAAGTAAAGATATCTGAAAATTCCTGGATACCAGTTTCAGAGAATACTGCTATTATGTTGTACGGTATGACTTCATCTTACGCTATAGAGAGAAAGCAGTATAGGATAGAGTCAGGTACGAGTGATCCTACTCCTTCAGGTATTAATTTAGATCGTGTAGGTGATATCTATATATCAGTACAGAATGAGATTACTCCTTATATCTGGTTGGGTACTTTATGGAGTCCTCTGAGTTATACGCCATCTATAGAAACTGGTGCTAAGACATCAATCGACCCTATAGTCGATCTCCTTTCTGTCAGATATATTACAGTAGCTTATAGTACTGTTAGTATAGATTGTGATTATAGATTCACTGGCACAGCTTGGTATAGTGAGTATCAGATGGATGATAGTCTCAAGAGATTCTTGAGATCTATATTACCAGACGATCTTAGTAGTTATACTACATTAATCCGTAAGGTATATATCTGTCCTAAGAAACCTACGAGTGCTACTCATAAAGATGCATGGATCTCTGTCAGAGAAAATCGGTTGTATGTGAATGAGAGTACTGATGATAAACCGATATGGGTACTACAGATTAGTGAAGAAGGATCTGTGACTGATCTAAAGTGTACAAATCTATACGCTAAAACCGAGAAGTTTGATGCATTTGAAGACAGAGAACTATGGATGGATATCCGTACAGGTGAGTATAGTACACTGAGTCACGTTGAGGAAGTAGATAATTTTGGTGTACAGGATCTTTATGGTACTAATAAAAGTATAGGTCAGAAAGTAAAGATAAAACCAAATACTGTATATACATATTCAGTATTTATGAAGCCTAAGAATGCAGGACAGACACCAACTATTCAGTTCGTAGCTGATGGTTGTGAGATACATAATACCTCACATCTAAATGGTGAAAGTTTAGTCGCTGATTCTGAGTACGTTAGAGTATGGATGTTATTTACTACAGGACCTAATGTATATGAATCTACTTGTAGAATTGAGAATAGATCTGGGGAGAATATTCTGTGCTATGCTCCTTGTCTACAAGAAGGATTTAGTAGTGATTGGTCTCCTTCTCTTATTGATACCTCCACAGGATTCTCAGATGCTCTTGAGAATAAATCTTCTAAATCATATGTATATAGAGAGTTGTCTTCTATACCTGTAGATAAACCTGCAAGTGATCCTTGCTTATGGGTGACTGATAATGGTAATACTGTCAAACTCTATGTGAGAGATCATTGGGAAGATATATCATATGATGATTATGAAGGACTTAAGGAAGCTGTAATAAATCTTTATAGTGTCTACGCTTCTAGTGGTACTACATCTGTATATACTATGCACTCTGCACCACCCACTCCAGACGGTGTAGGTGATTTCTGGATCATGGATAATTTAGATGTGTTAAGGTATACAGGTAGTTCGTGGGGTAGTATAAATGGAGTACTTGCTACTAATCAAGAGATATTAACAGGGAGATTACAAGTATCTAACGACGTATTGATGCAGTCACTATTCCTTGAGTCAAGTATAGATCCTGACGATCTTCTTGATATAGCTAGGCAGACAGATCCTACTGTAACATTGTATAAACAAGGGACTGAACCTACCAATCCTAATACAGGAGACCTATGGCAGAATACTATAACAGGTATTGTATTACGTTATAATGGAACAGCTTGGACTGCTACAGGATCAGCTAAAGTATCTAACCTTGAACAAACTGTTGATGGATTAGATACAGCAGTAGCAGAAGTATACGATGCTGGTAGTGGTAGAAACTATATTCAGCATAGTATCAGTATGATGTTCAGTCAGTATGTATCTCCTGTTTATACTAATTTAGACGAGGATTCTAAGTATGTATTCTCTGTACAATCTTCTAGCATTGACGGAGGTTTAACTCAGTATACTGTTAGATTGATGAACGAAGCTCATAATATTGATTATGATAATGAAGTATTTACTATCGGTAATACTCTAAATATCTGGAGATTCGATACTTCAGTAGTACCTGACGGTGTCAAAGCTCATCTTGTTGTTAGTTATGGTAATTCAGGATCTAATCTTGTATTGAATAAAGTACAACTTGAGAAAGGGCATTTGTATACTGACTGGAAAGCAGCTATTGAAGATACTGATGATAGTATAGCTTCTACAAATAGTGGGTTGTACAGAGTACAGAATGACTTAGTGAGTCAGTCTGGTGAAATTGATAGGATATCTCAAGACTTGATCGATGCTATAAATATCAGTAATGAAGCATTAGCAAGAGCAGTGACAGTTTCACAGAGAGCAGATGCATTTACTGTAACCGCTACAGCACTGACGTCTTCAGTAGATAATATGAGAGTACAGCTTGAGACTTATAGTAGTGTGTTTGATTTTAAACCAGAAGGGTTACAGATTTCGTCTCTTATTAACGGTATAAAGTCTGATATATCTACTTATTATAGATCAAATGGTATGTACTTCTGGTCAGAGTCTGCTGGTAGTGACGTAGGATATGTTACAGCTGACGGTCTTAATATTCGTAATGCAAGAGTACAGCTAGGTGGTATTCTCGCAATGGGTAATTTCCAGTGGAAACCGAGAGCTAATGGTTCATTATCTTTGATCTATCTGGAGGAGTGATGATATGGCTATTATATATAACGTAGGAGAAACTGTTAATTTTATACTTGACTTCTCTAATACTAATGCATATCTGAGAGGTCATGCATACGTTACATTGAATAGTCAGAATCAAGCTGCTCGTACTTCTACATTGTCTGTACAGTTGTATCTGTATAAAACATCTTCAACTCCTACAGAAGATACTACATTCAGAGGTACTATCAGTTTTGGTGGTACGTCTGAAAGTTATAGTACAAGATTAGCATCACTAGCTACCTCGGAGCAGTTAGTGTACAGTGGTTATTTTACAGTACAGCATAACTCCGATGGATCTTACTCAGGGTCTTTCTCAGCTTCTTGTACTTATGGTAGTAGACCTACATCAACAGACTCTGAAACTATTACGTTACCTACTATTGGTGTTAATTCTTCATTTACATTATCACCTTCTGGTACATTATATACTGGTCAAACTACATTAAATGTTAATATAAGCTCTCCTGATAATAGCTGGACTTATACTATGAAGATGAGAAATAGTAACGGTACTACTATGGATCTCTTCACGAGGATATATAATACTAGTTGGACAGGAGTATTACCATCTTCTGCTGCAGCATTACTACCTTCTAGTAATACAGGTACCATTTACTTTGACTTGATATCTTATACTAGTGGTGGTAGCGAGTTAGGGACTTCTACAGTATACAGAACTGTAACAGTGGGTACTAGCGGTGGTCCTGTAATCTCTAATATACAGACACAAGCTGTTGATGCTAGTGGTAATCTAGTATCTTATGGATTTATTGCAGGAGTTAGTTATTTAAAGGTAACATTTAATGTAACTGATACCACAGGGTCTACTATTAGGAGTGTCAAATCTACTATTGACAATTATGAAGTGTCAGCAGTACTTACAGGAACTAGTGGTGTATTATTAACTCAACATCCTATAGGTAGTTCTGGTACTGTAACTATTACTCTTGTTGGTATGAATGCTCGTGGTGGTACTGGTACAGGTATTACTACGATTACAGTACAAGATTACTACATGCCACGTATTGAAGTACTATCTGCAGTACGTAGTAACTCTGAAGGTGATACAGTACCTCAAGGTACTTACGCTAAAATAGAGTATAGATTCGATGTATCTATTATACAAGACTTAAATAGTTATGAATATACTATAGCATATAAGAAACATAACGAGACTACTTGGACTAACCTTAAATATCTTACTGATCAGACTACACCAGTAGTAGAATTGTCAGAGGTATATCCTGGATTCGATACTGAGAGTACTTATGATATACGACTACAAGTAATTGATACTCTGACTGGTGATAATGGTCGTGCGTCTAAAATGGTAACGATGGGCGTTGACCAAGTTATCATTGACTTAAAGTACGACGGGTCTGGTATTGGATTCGGTAAAACTTCAGAGGATTCTGGTATAGCAGACTTCGGATGGTTTGTGAGATTCACAGGAGGTATCTTCCCAGTAGCATTACAGAATGGATCAAGTATAAACGATCTAAAGATACCAGGATTCTATTACGGTGATACTTCTGGTATGACAGTCACAGGATTACCTAGTGCAGTGAGTGGTAACTATGGATTATCAATATTTCCTACAGGTGTTAGCTCTGTACTACAATTATTGATTTCTGAATCTGTAGGTTCTACTCCTAATATGTATGCACGTACTATTTCTACTTCTGGTCAGTTATCATCCTGGGTTAAGATATCTGTAACATCTGTTTAATTGGAGGTAATTATGATTATTCATCATCGTGGATTGTATCATGATAGACTGGATGCTCCTTTTGTAGGATCATTGTTATTTGCAGTAGATTGTAATCATGGATGTAAAGGTTGTTGTCATGCTGATAGAAGAAAAGGACCAATTTATACAGATCCTGTAGATAGATTGATCAAAGAGATAGAAGATTATAAATTTAGTGAAGGTATAATATTAGGAGGATTTGAGTGGACTGAGCAACCTGAAGAGTTAATGGAAATTATTAAGGTAGCATATTCTCATAATCTTAAAATAATACTTTATACGCATCATACTGAAGATGAGTTATCTTCTATCCTGCCTGAACTTTATAAGTATAAAGGAGTTTACGTTAAGTACGGTGAATATCGTAGAGACCTATCCTCTTCTACTTATACATCTTACGGTATTCCACTAGCTTCGACGAACCAGTATATCAAAATAATCTAGTATCGGAGGTAGCATGCTATGGATGGACTAACACTAGGAAAGATATTTGATTGGATAATCGATAATTGGGGAGTCCTGACTATAGCTGCTGGGCTCTTTGTATCTATATACAAAATAACTAAAAAGATCAATAAGTTCACTGAGACAGTTAATGAAACTAATAAAGTAGTAAAGAAAGAACTTCCAGAGATAAAGCAGACTGTTAAGTCTCATGATCAGAAATTCGCTGAGATTGATAAAAGTATTGAGGAGATAAAACAGTATCAGGAAGATGATAGTGATCGAACATTTTACCTTGCCAAAGGAGTTCTGGCATCATTAAGAGGTTTACAAGAGATAGGAGCTGATGGTCCTACACATGAAGCTTGTACAGATTTAGAGGATTATATCATGCGTAAATCTACTCATTGAGTGTGGGTGATGATATGGAATTAACTAACGAAGCATTAACTGCATTAGACGGTCTCAGTATGCAAGAGCGAGAGATCGCTATGACGATCTTGAAGAGTGGAGAACTTAATGATCTGGTAGAATTATATAATATAGATTATGAAGAGATCCCGGTATCTATCGATCAGTTTATAGCTGATCCTAAATACCTAGGATCTCTTTATGAAAATGGTAACTTAGTCTATCCTTTCTGGAAAGAATTCATGCACAACTTCTTCCATAATAATCCAGATAAAGCATTCGAGATAGCACTATCAGGAGCTATTGGTATCGGTAAGTCTACTGTAGCTGCTATCATGATGACATATATTATTTATAAAACTCTCTGCCTAAAGAATCCAAGAGAGTTTTATCATTTGACAGGTAACTCTCCTATCGTATTCGTAGTAATGAACCTGACTCTCGATCTGGCATATTCTGGACTTTATACTTTGATAGTAGAAAATATTAAGGAGTCTCCATGGTTCCAGGAAAGAGTAGATATCCGTGGTAAATATGATTATATCATAGAGTTTGGGAATGGTATCCAGTTGATCGCTGGGTCTAATACTAATCACGTTATCGGAAAGAACGTAATATGTCTTGACGGTGATACAGAGGTATTGACTACTGATGGTGTATTTAAAATAAAAGATTTAGTTGGTAAGAAAGTAAAAGTATACACTAGAGATGAAAATGGAAAAGTTTCTGTTAGTGGTGATGTAGATGTAGATATAACAGGTTATACGAATAAGTTAATTGAGATAGAACTAGAAGATGGTACAGTATTTAGATGTACAAGAAATCATAGATTATTGTTAAAGTCTGGAGAGTATAAAGAAGCACAGTACCTGACAGAAGATGATGAGTTAGAGGAGTCTGCTATATGTATGGAATAATCTATCTAACAGAATGTATTAATCCTAGTAGTAGCTTCTTCCATTCTAAGTATATAGGTCAACACAAGACTAATAATTTAGACGACGGTTATCTAGGGTCAGGTGTTGTCATTAGTAGATTGTTAGAAAAGTATGGTCCTGAAGCTTTTATTAGAAAAGTATTACGTGTATGTAATTCTAAGGAAGAACTTGATTACTATGAAAAGTATTATATAGAATTATATGATGCTTTACATTCTGAAGAGTATATGAATTTACATGAAGGAGGTACAGGAGGTTTTTCTTCTTATAATGAAACTCATCGTGGTCGACCTAGTCCAATGAAAGGAAAACATCAAACAGAGTATCAAAGATCTAAACAGTCTGCTATGATGAAAGGTAATAAAATAGCTCTTAATAGTAAAGGAAGATTAGGTCAGAAGAATTCTGAGGAGACTAGGTTATTACTGAGTAAAGCTTTGAAGGGTCGTATCGCTCATAATAAAGGGATACCTATGAGTGAAGAACAGAAATTTAAACTAAGTAATTCCTTAAAGAAAGCATATTCAGAGAGACCAGAGTTGAGTGCTAATATCTCCGAGACTATATCAAAGAGAAATTTTAATTGTATATGGATTACTAATGGCGTGGAAGATAAGTTCGTTGATAAAGATACTTTGAAAATGTACGAAGGATATACATTAGGAAGGAGCAAAATAAGTAATAAATCTAAAACAGGATATAGATTTATCAACAATGGTATAGAGAACAGACAGATAGGTCCAGATGAAGAAGTACCAGAAGGTTGGTTATTAGGTATGAGAAGGAGACCTAAGTAATGAAAATAAAGAGGATAACTGAAATAGAATTAAAAAATCCGGTTCCAGTCTATGACGTTATAGACGTTAAACCTAATCATAACTTCTTGATTAATACTAAGTCTGTACCTATAGTCTCTCATAATTGTGCTTTACTCGACGAGGTATCCTTCTCTAATTCTCCTAAGGGTAGTAAGAATTCAGTGATGGATATGTATCGTAGTATTCGTCGTCGTATGGAGTCTCGATTCATGAGAGGAGGAAATCTACCTGGTATGATAGGATTGATTTCTTCTAAGAATGATGAGAACTCTTTCCTTGAGAGATATATAGATAGTAATAGAAATAATCGTAAGACTTGGATAGTCGATAAACCTATTTATGAGATTAAACCATCTACTACATATTTAGGTCCTAGGTTTAAGGTAGCTGTAGGTGATAAAACTAAAGAGTCTTTTATCATAAAAGACGAGAACGATCTGAAAAGAGCAGAACAAGCTAACCAGAAAGTAATAGAAGTACCAGTCGAGTATGAGAATGCATTCTCTACTGATATCAATGAAGCTCTCAAAGAGATAGCAGGTATATCTGCAGTATCTTCTACTAAGTTAATACCGTATCCTGGTAGGATATCTTCTTGTATAGATACTAAACGTAGGAATCCTATATTACAAGAGACTGTATTTTTATCACTTGATACTGAAGAGACTGTAATGGATTATCTTGATAGTTTGTCTATACTAAAGAGAGATCTTCATATACCGAGATTTATCCATGTCGATATTGCATTAAAGGGTGACTCATTAGGATTATCAGTAGTCCATGTAGATCGTACTGTTACAGTAGATAGGACTTCAGTAGACGGTCAGTTACTGAAATTCACTGAACCTCATTATTTTGTAGATCTTGCATTAAGAGTTAGAGCAGTACAAGGATCTGAAGTACCGTTATTCAGGATAAGAGAATTTATCCTATGGTTGCGTAAGAATATCTATAAGAAGATAGAACAGGTTACATTTGACGGATTCCAATCAGCTGATAGTATTCAGATACTATCTACTGCTGGTATGAATACTGGTTTATTGTCTGTAGATAGAACAGATGTTCCATATCTAAATTTAAGATCTGCCATACTCGAGAATCGTATTAATATGTATAATCATAGTATATTATACAGAGAATTATCAGACCTTGAGTATGATAGATCTAAACATAAGGTAGACCATCCAGAGACTACTATAAATAATGAACCTGGGTCAAAGGACGTAGCTGACTCTGTCTGTGGAGCATGTTATGACGCTGCTATGTACTATTCATCTAAACAAGGTGCTAAAGCGTATGATCAAAATAGAAAAGTCAAGCGTAATGCTGAAGCACTGAAGAAGTATAATGAGCATGTAAGACGTAGTAAGTATGCTAAACAACTTGGTGATGACGCTTGGATAGTATAAGTAGTATCCTACAAATTAATATCACAGTAATATATTTGCTCGACTCTTAATGCATGATACCAACTATCCTATGTTAGGAG